GGGCGTCCTGATAGGGCGTCTTCAGCGGGTTCGCACCGAGCGTGACGACCCCTGCCGAGCTGATGTTGTAGTAGACGGCCACGCCCGCGGACAGATTGCCGAGCACATCGCCAGCGACGACGGTCTGCGCGACGGCCTGTTCCTCAACGGGCGACTTCGTGAGCAGCGGGGGCTTGTTCTGTGTGCCCGCCACGCTCTTCGTGCCGAAGATGACGCGAGCCGCGTTCGCGTCCGCGACCAGCACGTCGCCCGAGCCGCCAAAGCCAGCGCCCGCGTCCACAAGCGCGTTGCCACCCTTCTTGGTCGTGCCGTCCGCGCCCTCCGCGATGACGGAAGCGCCGTAGGCAGGCGCCCCCCCGTCATACGCGTCACCACCGACGATTCCTGCGTTGCCGCCTCCGCCGACCGTGTCACTGGCGCTCGCGTAGGCATAACCCGGCTCACCCAACGCAGACGAGTTGGTGTTCTTCCCGCCCATGATGCCGACGCCCGAAGGATTGGCGGCCACGTCAGCTTGCTTGAAGTAGACGATGTAGTTGCCGTCGTTCTTCATCGGGATGACGTGGTTCGCGTCAGCCGCGAGGCCCGTCGGATTCGGGTAGGTCGAGCCGGGGTATCCGAGGATGCCGCCCGCGGCACCCGTGGGAGCAGCGCCGACAGGGTCAGCAGCGCCGAAGCCGGTGAACAGGCCAGCGGCAGCACTGTTCGGAACGTAGACGATGGCAGCGGCGGCTGCCGAAGTCGTGGCGATGAGCGTGTGGACGGCACCGACGCTCGACACCGAGAGGGCGATGGAGACGCCGTTCTCGGTCGAAAGGACACCGACCAGCTTCCGCAGGAGCGCCAGCGGGTCAGCGCCGGGGGCCGCGGCGCGCACCTTCGCGAGCAGGGACGAGAGCGCCGCCAGTTGCAGGTCGCTCAGGGGGACCGCGTTGTCCACCTTCGAGACGATGTTCGTCGTGAAGTTGGCCTTGAGGACGCTGATGGCCTCTGCGCCCGTGGTCGTCGCCGTGTAGATGGCGAAGCCGCCGTTGCTGCTGCTGCCGAGGTTGGTCGTGCCGTAGGTGATGGCCATGTCAGTGCTCCGTGTGCAGTGGTCTACGCGCCGACCTGATTGATGTAGTCAGCGAGCGCGAGGGGGTCGAAGACGAGGGTGCGGAAGATGGAGCCCGAGAGGTCAACGGCCGTGTCCGCGGTGTTGATGTAGAGCGACTGGTTCGGACGCAGCCACACCGTGTCGCTTCGGTCCTTGAGGCCCTCGATGAGCAGGTCGATGCGCGAGTAGTTGGAAAGGTCGTTGGTCAGTGCCAACGATGCCTTCTGAATGCCCGGTGTGACCGTGTCGAACTCCGCGAAGATGCGGATGGCCAGCATGTGCTTGTAGTTGTTCTTGTAGATTTCGACGTAGCGACTGGTGGTTCCGATGACAGCGCCGTTGAACGCGCTTCCCACGTTGGTGATGGGGAGCGTGCCACCTGCCGTGAGCAGGTTCAGACGGAGCAGCGTCTCGATGGAGTAGAGCTTCGACTCCAAGTCGGACTGCTGGGTGTTCGCTCGAATCGATTCGACAGGGTACATCGGGCCTCCGTGTTCAGGGGCACAGTAGCACGGGAACGAGCCCTCGACCTCTACGGCACGCCAGCGGGGACGAGGAAGTCCTTCTTCGTGGAGATGAGCCTGTCGGGCACCTCCCAGAAGACACCGTTCTCAGGCTCCGTGGGGTCCAGCGGGAGCCACTTGGGAGGCTGCTGGTTGCCCGCCTCAGAGCCGCACATCAGGTAGATGTGGGCCCACTGGCCGGGAGCGCCCTTCGGGGCAACGACGCGGCACTTCACGCTGTAGCCGATGGCCTTGAGCATCGCGCCGAGGCGGATGACCATGTCGTCGCAGTCGCCCACGGGCATGCGGCGCATGAGCGCGGAGGAGCGGAACATGTCCACACCATCGTGGTCGCGGGTGTAGCGCATGCCGATGCGGCTGTTCGCGCTGTGCACAGCCCCGAAGAGATTGGAGATTTCAGCGCGCCAGTTCTTGGGGGGAACGCACCAGTCAAGACCGCCGCGCTCCACGGGGCACTTGCCGCCGATGATGGCGCTGGCCTCGCTGATGACGCGGGGGTCAAGCGAATCCATCTGAATCTGCCGCATGATGTAGCCGACGCGCTGGTCGATGTCACCTGCGGGGTAGAACTTGATTTTTCGGACCCCGTCGCGAACGACGAGGGGTTCGCCTTTTGGGGGAGGGGCGCTCCTCGCGTAGCCGAGACCGTTCAGTCCTTCGGGAGCGGGAAGGAGAGCGGGCTGACGGTGCTTCCACACCTCGTACAGGTAGCCTACGCCGAGCGCAGTGAACCCGAATCCGATAAGCGGGTTCCATCCGATGGGCCGATTGCCGTCTGCCATGAAGCCTCCAATGGCAGCGACTGTACCCCGAGGCCACGGACCCCGCCACCCGCGAAAAGGAACGGCCCCCGAGGATTTCTCCTCGGAGGCCGTGAGAGCCGATGACCAGTCGCCTCTCGGGGTCTTACCTGCCCACCGCCGGTTCCGCGCCTTGCCCGCGCGTTCCGCAGCAGGTGAACAGTACAGCGAGACCTCCGATAAGCGCAACAGTCTTTTTCACATCAGAGCAGGGGAGCCTTCTGCACCTCTGAGATGATGGCGAGCTTCTCGGCCTCCGTCTGCTCTTCGTGGACAGCCTCAATGGCCTCGCGAACGGCCTCGGGGTCAGGGGACACGCGAACGTCCGAGTCCAGCAGCTCCTCGGCACGCTCCACGACCTGCTGGGCCTCGGGCCGCTTGGCAAAGGCAGCGTACATGAGAGACATGTCGTCGGACTTCGGGGCTTCTTCCTCTGCCGTCTTCAGCGCAACAGTCTCGACGGGGATGTCAAGGATGCCGCCCACAATCGGAGCAACAACGGAGTGCGTCTGTCCCAGCGCGCTGTGCTCACCAGCCCTGAACCCGCGCTCGTAGGCCTCGCGAATCGATTCGACCACGAAGGCGTGCAGAGCCTTCTCCGTGGGCAGCGGCTTGTAGAGTTCGTGCACGCCAGCGAACACGGTGCGCTGAGCGGGCTTCTCTCCCACGATGACGTTGGCGATGTCCCCGACGCGCGAGTCATAGATGCCGAGGCCAAAGGTCATGCGACGACCCTCGCCCTGTGTGAAGAGGACGACGCTACCGACGCGGGGGCGCGGGTCCTTCTTCGACACCTTGTGCAGCTTGGCCTTATCCACGGTCTTCTTCGTGGTCCCGCGGACGGGCTTGAGCTTCGGCTTCTTCACGTCCTTCTTGGACTCACGCGCCGTGGCCTTCTTCTTGAGGGACTTGCCCTCCTTCGTGCGTCCGTCCACCTTTTTCTTCTTCGCTGCCATGTACTACCCCTTCTGCCCCTTCGGGCTTGTCAGAACTGCTTCTTGATGGCGTTCAGTGCGTTGTGCGGCTGCAGCGAGCCCTTGGCGACGGCATCGAGCAGTGCCAAGAGGACCGTGTCCCTCACGTCAGCGTCCACGGTATCGACCCGCGAGATGCTGTTGGGAGGAGTGAGGGTGTTGTCAATGGCAGCGACCTGCGGGTGCTTCACTCGGGGGGCACCGGGGCCCCTCACAGAGGCCTTGAGCCTCTGCTTGACGGGAACCCCCGAAGGCAAGTGGGCCGCGGCCACGCTGACGGGGGTGCCAAAGTCGAAGCGGGGGATGCCGACGAGGTCCGCGAAGCGATGGATGAGGTCCACCGTCTTCTCGCTCACGTGGTTGCGTCCCGGGATGAAGTAGCCGCGCTCGATGCGCGAGATGATGGGCTGCTCGCTGTCCAGCTTCTCCGCGACGTCCTTCTGCGAGAACTTCTCGACTCGCGCGTGGTTGAGGGCGAGGCCGTGGACGTTGAGTTCGGGGGTGGTCTTGTACCAGTTCATGGGCACCTCGGTCATGGCTTGATTGCCGTGAGTGCCGTCATAAAACACATAAACCAGTGTGTCAACTGAAATAGACAGGGGAGTCCCGCGTATCAGCGGGACTCCCCCGCGGACTACTCACAATCACAAGCCGAAGCACACTTGAGCAGGTGTCCTTCCCGCCGAATCGATTCGGGGAGAAGCCGAGACCGCTCCATCCACGCCTCTGCACGCTCCTTCGACTCACCGATGTCGCCAGCGACACCGTCCTTGATGACGCCCTGAGCGTCACACGCTTGCCACAACCAACGACCCGACATCATGAAACGCGCCCTTGCCCAGCGCACGCCCTCGTACGGATTGCCGACCACTACCTCCGACACCTTCCACTCCACGTTCGCCTCACGCATGGGACTTGGGCAGCGCAGCGAGGATGGACTCCGCGAGCCTCTGCGCGTCCTCGCGGGTCATGGTGATGGTGGCCCCTCGACCGCGGACCTCCATCTCCAGCACGATGTTCCCCAGCAGGAACTTGGACCGCGTGTGTTCCGCGGTCACGTTGATGAGGGGTGGGAACTTGATATGAAGATGGGCCTCGCTCACGACTGCGCCTCCTGCTGCTGCGTCTCTTCGACTTCGACGGTTTCTTCGACCTCGTCCTGTGCCCCCGGCAGTGCCCTCGGGGTCCCGAACATGGCTTCGTGCATCTGCGAGTAGTTCTCCGCGATGACGGCAGCGACCAGCTTCGAGAGGGCGCGGTTGTGGGTGCGGCTTGCGAGCATCCACATGCTCTTGGCGAACGTGTAAAGCTCGCCCTCGTCATCAGCGTCCGCGAAGCCGTTCAGCATCCGCTGCGCGAGTTTCGGCCAAGGCTCGGGTGCCTCGGTCATCGACTTGATGTAGCCCAGCACGCCGTTGATGATGCCCTCGGCGTTCTCAGCGGTCGCGGCGTCGATGATGGCGTCGAGGTTCTGTGAGACCTCACGTGGCATCTCGGGCATCTTCGGGGCCTCCTGCGGCGCAGAGGCAGGGGGCAGCTCGCCCGCGGGAGCGGTCACGTTGCCGCCGACGTTGACGTCCGGGGCCTTCACGGCGTTGCCAGCGGCGCGGTCCTTGGCAGCGGAGATAATCTGCGCGGCTCCAGCGCCAATCTGCTCGGCATTGGCCAGCAGCTCGCTGATGAGACCGCCACCGCCGCCACCACCACCGTTACCGCCCATCATCTCCGCGACCATCTTCATCTTCTGAAGTTTTTCCGCGAAGTCCTCGACGTCGTCCCCTTTTGGGGCGCTGGCAGCAGCCTTTGCCTCCTGCAGTTGCGCGATGAGAATCTTCTCGACGGTGGACTCCTTGCCCATCATGAGCTGCATCATCTGCTGCGAGGCCTGACGCTGCGCCTCTGCCGCGGCCTGTTGCTGCACCGCCTGACCCTGCATGATGGTCAGCATCATCTGCTGCTGAGCCGCGGCCTGTGCCTGAGCCTGCTGCTGCATCTGGCCCATGAAGGGGACGAGCCACTCGGCCGTGTCCTTGACAGGGGCAGCGGGCGCGGGGCGCATGACGGTGGCGAGCACTTCGAGGGTCTTCGCCTGTTGCTCGGCCATCGCGCGCATGGCGTCGGCAAGCGAGGTGTCGGGGCGAATCGGTTCGATGGTCACGGGAGTGGGCATCGTCATGGGCATCGGGGGAGGCGTCATCATGCGCTGCATCTCGATGGCCTTTCGCTCCTCCAGCTCTCGCTTGAGGTCCTGCATCTGCTGGAACTGCTGGTTGAGCATGAACACGGTCTGTGCGTCAGAGGCCTTGCGCAGCTCCTGCTGAAGAGCATCGGCCTTGGCCTTCGCGTCCGCGGCTTCCTCGTCGAGCTTCTTCAGAAGGAAGCTGGTCGCGTCGTTGGCGGGGGCAGCGGCAGGGGCCCCGTAGCCAGCGGGCAGTGCGCCGAAGGAAGGGGACTGCGGCTGGGGCATGGGCCCCTGTTGAGAGAACGTCATGGGGAGCCCGACGATGAGTTCGTCCCGACGGCCCGTGGGCTGACGACGGTCGTTCAGCTCATGGAAGACGAAGTGGACCTGCGAGGCCAGAGGCGAGAGCCCACGGATGTTGGGGATGATGAACTGCTGCATGAACCCCGACACGTCGCCATGGGGCGCAATCTGCGTCAGCGGGATGGTCGTGACGGCGACCTCGGACCCCGGGGGCGTCAGCGGGTCCGTGCCGTCCGCGAGCCGCGTGATGCGGATGTGGGGCCCCGTGAACGCGAACTGGTTGATGGTCACCGACATCTTCGGGACCACGGGAGCCACGGGACGAGCGGGAGCGCCGATGGTCGGCGTGGGACGACCATTGGGCGTGGGCGCGTTTACGTGGACATGGATGGGCTGTTGGGACTGCCCCCCCGCGGACGCTGCACCCGCGGAAGTGGGGACGCTCTCTGTACTCACGGGGGACTCCTCGGGGGGTGTCATGGTGGACTGAATCGATTCGGCAGCGGCGATGGCAGCGGCCTCGGAGACGGCAGCGGCATAGTCCCGCGGCTGGGGAACCGAGTAACCGCCGACCTGATGGGCAGCGCGGATGGCGGCGGCAGTGGCGATGGCCTTCTCGGCGCGGACCTCGGCCCTCTTGGCCTTCTCGCGCTCCTTGTCCGCCTTCTTGAGATGCTTGGGCTTCGCCCCGGACTGTGCTTCGAGGTGTGCGAAGTCCACGCCCAGCGTGTTGTTGCACTCGCGCAGCGCGCTACGGAGCTGGGTCCGCATCACGTAGAGGGTAGATTCCTTCTGTCCCGCGGCAGCGAGAGCGGAGAGGAAGTCCTCGACAGCGCTCACGGGCAGCGTCTTGATGGTGTAGCCCTGCGCCTCGGCCCAAGAGAAGAAGCTCTTCAGGTGCCGATGGTAGTTGTGAGCGGCAGAGGGCTTCCCGAGGCCTTGGTAGTGCGACTTGAGACGTTCGAGAATGTCCTGTGCTTCGGGGGACACGTGCTTCGTGCCGTCCGAACCCACGGCACCGATGAGCATGCCGGGGGTCACATCAATCGGAATCTCAACGGGCTGCATCAAGGCTCCTCTGCTCGGCTTCGAGCCGCTTGCGGTTCTCTTCGAGCTTCTCTCGCGAGGCGTCGGTGAGCTGGTCGTCCTCGCGGTACTCAGCACCCTTGGGCGTGGGCGCGTTATCGACGAGGTGCGCGCCCTTATCCGTGCCACCGCGCACGATGAAGTTCGTCTCCTCATTCACACCCCGGATGTCATCGGGAAGCTCAGCGACCTGAGCTGTGCGAACGAGGGCGATGCCACCGGGCCAGTTGGTGACGGAGAACTCGCGGTGCTCGCGCAGAATGTCCTGCAGAACAAGCATGATGGTCATGCTTCGCGAGTCGGGGTTCGTGTGCGTCACGCCCTCGAACTGCAGGCCGCGGTCGAGCGCGGGATGCTTGTTCTTGATGAGGTGGACCAGCTCTTTCTTGAGCCGACGCCGGTAGGCGTAGTCCTTGATAACGTGGAAGGGGTTTCGGATGATGGGCATGGGAGTCAGTCTGCCCACTCCCTTGGGAAAGTCAAGTCACCACGAATCGATTCGGTGGGTAGGTCACGCAAGTGGCCGAGAACACTGGGGAGAGGTACGCTCCTCACCGCTAAGGACACAGGCGGGGCGGTTCCCGCGGGAGCACACAGTGGCGAAGCCAGTGAAGAAGGCAGTGAAGAAGGCGCCCAAGAAGGCAGCGAAGAAGGCCTCGGCAGCTCGAAAGCCGAAGTTCAAGTTCCCTCCCAAGGAGAAGCGCTGCGAGAAGCTCATCGTCAAGAAGGAAGCGTTCCATGAGAAGAGCTTCCGCAACATGCTGGTGAGGACGAAGGACGGGGACAAGGTGTTCCTGACCATCGGCTGTCTCAAGAGCACGAAGCCCCGTGGCCACAAGAAGGGCTACAAGACCGTGTGGCGCACGGAAGCGCCCTTCGTGGAGACGAAGAGCCAGTGCAGGTACGCAGAGGGCCCTCTGAAGGGCAAGAAGGCAGGAACCCGAGCCCACATCACGACACGTGAGCTGTGGAAGGGCAAGTGCCGCGAGGGATACAAGAAGTACACGCCTCCGAAGAAGCGGGTGCGCCGCTAGTCGCGGATGTAGCCCTTCGCGAGGTGCGTCTTCAGCTTCACTAGTGCACCCTCTTCAATCTGACGAGCGCGCTCCTTGCTCATCCCCATGAGGCCCGCCACCTGCTCCAAGGTGCGCGGGCCGTCTGTTGCAAGGTCGAGGGCACAGGACGCCATCATCTCGTCGGGCTCACGGTCGGGGAAGTTGACACGGAGCACACCGTCGGCACGGACGTCGAGGTACAGGTGGAAGCGGCAGGAGACCCAAGGGCACGGCCTGACAGCCTCTGCACAGTCGCCTCGCGTGACAGGCTTCTCTTCGGGAATCGATTCGGGCTCTGCAAGGGGCAACAGCTCTGCCAGCACGTCGTCATCGTCACCGTCGAGTGACGGAAGCTCTTCGGCCACGGCAGCGTGTCTCATGGCAGCGATAATGCACAGGGGAGGGTGCCCTTGCAAGCGCACAGGGGCAGGGGACAGGGGCCTGTGGGCATGAGTTATCTGTAGAGAGTGCCATGAGTGCCTGTAATGCGTGAAAATGGGAGAGAGACCCCCCCAGTTTCGGGCTCGAAGGAGGGGGCAAAAAAGAACGAGTAGCTGAAGTGATAGGAGTCCCCTCTACTAGTTCTCTCTACTCTTTACACTACCATGGCACCCTGATGACAGAACATGTACTACGTGTAAGGGTGTTTAGGGGGCTTTTAGGCCTCCTTTCGGGGCGGTCTTCAGGGGGGTCTCTCTCCGAGTTTCGCGAACTACAGGTACTCACTACACTCTTGACACTTCCTACAGGTCTCGGGTACGGTCTCGCCACGGCCAAGGAGGGCCGCAACGATGAGTGAAGCCACCGTCCCCCAGTTTCCGCTCACCGAATACCGGGAGTACCTGCAGAAGAATGCGGGCTTGGGCGAGAAGGCCACGCACAGCTACGTCATGGCGCTGCGCCGGTTCTTCAAGCACCTTGATGAGCGAGAGCAGCGAAACCCGCAGATGGTCGTCTTCTACCGCGCCAGTCTGAGTCCCGCGATGCGAGGGATGCTTGGATCGGCGTGGGCGCACTTCCAAGAGTTCGGGAAGACGCAGGGTATCGAGGACCTTCCCGACATGCCGCACATGCCGCAGACACGCTTCCCGCATCCGATGTACCCCTACGTGGCAGAGATTGCAGGAAAGGCAAACCTCTCGACTGCGGCGCAACTGAGACCCGAAGAGGTTCCCGAATCGATTCAGGACGCTGTCGAGGTTCTTGCGCTCTTTGCCCGGTTGACGGGACAGGGTCGGGTGGACTTCATCACGGGTCAGAGGGCCTTGCCGTGGGACGAGTGGGTGCTCAAGCAGATTCTCCGCGCCCCCGATGTGATGAGCAAGGGTTCCATCGAGAAAGTTTTCTTGCAGATGCTTGAAGACCTGACCCGCATCTCATGGAGGCAGCTTTGTGAAGCACGTCAAGAAGAGTCGTTCCTGAACCGGCTCGTGTACTTCCACGACCAGTTCACGCGAAGGCGTGCCGACTATCTTCGCAGGGTCAACTTCAAGCGAAACGTCGAGAAGCATCTTGAATCCATTCGGAAAGACGACTCGGCGGGGCTGAACTGGAAACAGCACTGGACGAGCTTGGCGGCTCTTCTTCACGCAGGACGGCTTGGCGAAGATTCCACCAAGGTCATTCAGCAGACCTTTGAGCGTGCTACAGTCGGGAATCAAACGGGCTTTTTGGAGCCCGGTCCCGTGTTCTGGTAAGCTCGCTCGCAGGGGGAGGAGCTGCCCCCATGGAAGACGCCCGCCCCATCTGCAACTGGCCACTGGACAAGAACGGCCTCGCCAACATCCGAGACATGGTCGAACCGCCCGGTGGATGCCGTCTTCCACCGGGCCTTCGCGGTTGGAAGTCGGACGTTTCGCTGGTCGATGAGAACGGGCACCCCGCGGACTCCGACGACCCCGCTGCCGACAAGTGCAACCACCGGGACACGCCCGAGTGGAAGGCTAAGCACCATCGGGCTACAGTGCGGGTCCAACCCAAGAAGGAGACGCCCGTGCCCGCTCAAGCTGCTCAGATTCCCGAAGCCCCGGCAACGGCCCTTCCGGCCCCTCAGAGCGCTTCCGTCGCCGTCCCTGCGGCTCCGACCGCTGACGACCTCGCTCGCGTCGCGCAGGGCGCTGGCGGCGGTCTCAATGGCATCGTCATGGCCCTCATCGCTGTCGCTGGCGGCGGGGGTGCCATTTGGAAGTACCTGCAGTCCAAGCAGAAGGCCGCTGCCAAGAAGGACGAGCTTGAGCACGAACAGCGGATGAAGGAACTCGACCTTCAGCAGAAGTCCAATGAGGACCAGCACAAGGCCTGTGACGCTGCACGTGAAGCACTGGCCGCACGTGTTGCCGCACTGGACGAGCGCGTCACCTCGCTCTCGTTCAACATCCGCGACATGCAGAGCCGTCTGCAGGAGCTGATGGACAAGCTCGACAAGATTCAGGACGCCCTTGTGAAGCTGGCAGCGGACGACCGTGAGTTAGAAGAGCGCCTCGAAGAGCTGGAAGAGGCCGATGAACTCAAGTCCAAGAGGAAGAGCCGATGAGCAACCTCAAGAAGTACCTCCTGATGTTCGCTGCCCCACTGCTCGCTGCCCTTTGGGCACTGCGCGAGTTCCTCCTCCCGAAGCGCAAGTCGGAGGCGCGTGCAGAGGCAGAGAAGCTCGTTGAGGCAGTGGAGATGGAGCGCGAGAAGCGGCTGGACGCAGTACAGGCGCAGCTCGAATCGATTCGAGTAGAGCGGCAAGCGGCCCTTGAAGCTGACCCCGTGGACCTCGCGAACAGCATCATCAAGAGGAACTGATGGACAAGCAGAGGCTCGTCGGATTCGGTCTGCTGGCGGGCATCGTCTTCTTCACCGTGCGCCACTACACGAAGAACAGCCTGATTGCCGCGGCAGTGGCACTTCCCGGTATCCCGCCGCTGTGAGGTCCCAATGAAGAAGCTCGGAGCATTCACGTCGAACGCGGACCTCGACAAGTTCAAGTACCGCATCACGAAGAAGCAGGACGGCCACGTCCTGCGTGTCTACGACGGCAAGATGCTCATCGGGGCTGTCGGGGCCATCACTCGGGGCTGCGACCTCCCCGGCTACGAGACGCACGGCGAAGTCGTGAGCGGCACCATCATCGAGGGCTACCGTGGCCGGAAGCTGTATCAGGAGATGCTCCTGCGCCTTCGCAAGCACCTCAAGGACATGGGCTGCAAGGGGCTGAAGAGCCACGGCAACCAGCGGTCCTCGATGGCCGACCGGGCATGGCGCAAGCTCAATCCCCGCGCCGTTCCCGACAAGTACCGCCCCGAAGTGCGTGGCTACGATGTGCTGTTCCTCGACGGTCTGCCGAAGAAGGGCCGCATCCCACTGGCCACTGCCAAAAGGGCGCTGAAGAAGCTCCCTGCCAAGACCCGCGCCTGTCGAATCACGCCCGAAGCCCTTCGAGAAGGCATGGAGATTGAGCGTGAGCACAGGGACGTCACGAAGGGCGCTGTGCTGAAGACAGCGAAGATTGCTGCAGCGCACATCTGCGAGCGGCCCGACTACTACAAGCGCATCAAGCGCTACGTGGAGAAGTGATGCGGGACTTCTTCGGAATCGATTCGGGACTTGGCCCCCTCCCAACGATGAGAGGGACATTCACGTTGCTCCACGGCACACGCGCCTCGGCAGAGGGGCTCCCGTTCATCGAAGGCTACGCACTGGAGAGCAGATGAAGAAGCTGACCCCGCTCCGTAGCCGTCCTCGAAGGAGCCGCAAAGGCCTCGGTGCCATCGAAGGTGAGAAGGTCGAGTACTTCGTCCCCGCGGCCATCTTCAACTCGATGGGGCGCGACGCGAAGAAGACCATCGCCTTCTGCATGAGGGACGTCGAAGAGCTTCTCCCCTTCCTCGAACATAAAGCCGCTGTCTCTGCCGCAAAGGCAAAGCGGCTGGAGTCGAGGAGTGCGAACTACACGACCACTGCCGAGACGAACGAGTGGTTTCGACAGGTCGCAGAGAAGAAGGCGAAGACCACTTCCCGAGGCGCAAAGACGACGGCGAAGGCGGGGGACATCTTCGCCCAGACGGCAGCGGAGATTCGCAAGGACATCGCCAGCCTTCGCAAGGACGGAATCACGGGTCCCATCCCCGTGTGCGTCTACCGCACATCGGGAAAGTACGGGGACAAGGCGCTGAAGACGGCAGAGGCGCGTGCAAACAGGCACCATGAACGCTTCCACGCCGACTCACGTCGTACCGAGTACCGCGAAGGTGCGGCCCCGTATAGCTGCGACGCGAACATCGCTCGCGTGCTTGGTGACTCGCTCGACCCCGCGCTGACGGCCTTCTCGCGGACCTACTGGTCGCCGAACGGTAAGTCGGCGAACGAGGAAATCCTCGCCCGTGTCGAAGAAGTGCTGGAAGCGTGCACTGGCTCGGATGAGGACTGCGCCGACGTGACTGGCCGCATCACCGACTGGTTCATCAGCAAGCGAAAGCACGAACTGGCCGCCTCGTTCGTTCAAGCCACCGCCGCCGTGAAGGCGAAGTTCAAGAAGCCGCTCAACGCGGTGACTGCCGCGTGTAAGCTGCGCTGAAAGGACGTGCCATGCCGCTCTACTCGTACCGCTGCGAACGGGGACACCACTTCGACTGCACCGTGAAGCTGGACCTCTCCGACGCTCCTGAGAAGTGCGACTTTCCGATGCCCGAAGGGGAATGCGGAGAGCCCGTGCTTCGGACCATCACGATGCCCTCACGCTCGTTCCCCGGCGCGGATAGCTGGCGTCAGCGCTGATGCGTCTGCTCATCCCGCTGCTCCTTGTCCTTTGGATACTGCTCGGGGTCGTTGCCCTTGCAGAGGAGCCCTGCGTCTACACGGACCAGCGGACAAGGGTCTCCTGCACCTTGGACGGCTTCAAGAAGCTGACCTCTGCCGTCGTCACTGCAGAATCTGAGGCGAAAGAGTGTCGTATTCGCCTCACGGCCTCTGAGCAAAGCCACCGTGACGCGGCCGATGCACTGAAGGCCTGTGTTTCCTTCGTTCCCAAGGCCCCTGAGCCGAAGAGCAAGCTCTCCCAACGGGCGGGCTTCCTGCTCACTGCCCTTGGGGCATCGTCCGTCACCGTGGGCGTTGTCTCGACAGAGGCGACTGCGAATCGATTCGCCTTCAGCCTCGCGGGTGCACTGTCCATGGCCGCTGGCTACTGGCTGCTGGGCGAGTAGCTCGGCACGGGATAGACTTGGTCTTTCCTCGGAGGTCACACATGGCTCTCGGTTCAGGCGCGACTCTTCACCGCAAACGACTCAAGGCAGCGTCCAAGGACGCGCACCAGCTCTCGAAGGAGGCGATGAAGTACGCCAAGCAGGGCAAGTGCACCCCCGCGTACAACGCCCTCATGGCCGCGGCTCTGCACGCTGGCACTGCCTTCGCCAACGACGTCGCCATCCGCCGCAAGCGCAAGAAGCGACTGCACCTCGGGAAGCAGACCGACGTGAAGGCTGTGTACGCTGCCAAGAAGCACGTCGCTGCCGCTTGCAGCGTCGCATCGAAGAAGGCGCGCTGAACATGGCACGTCGTCGCAAGGCACTCGCTGCCGCTGACATCCTGACCGCGGGCCCCGGCGACCGTGCTCCCGAAGAGCTGGACATGCCCCATGCCACTGGGAAGCAGGAGCTGGTCTTCCTCGGGAGCATCGCCGCTGTCTTCGCGGTTCTTTTCTTCCTCGGCAAGAAGGCCGAGGCAACCCCAAGGAGTCCGTGATGCGGAGACTGGGCGCAACGTACGACAACCCACAGGACGGGCCGTCCCTCTTCACTCTCGCGCTCGCCTCGGCCGCGGTCATCGCGGCCATCGAGCTTCCCATCTCGCAGTACTACTCGACGGTCCCCGAGAGCAGGACCCCGACCCGCATGGCCATTGCCGGTGGCATGGCCTTCGTCGCCGTGCTGGTCGCGGGCGCTGCGATGAAGTTCAACAAGCAGTAGCTGCACAAGGCACAAAAAATAGGGGCCGGGAGGTGATCTTACCCTCCCAGCCCTCTTTTTTTCGTCTAGCCCCTCACGCTCGTCGTGACACTAGACACCGTTGACCCGCAGGGTCAACCTTCAAACTTCGACCAGTCCTCGTCGTCCACGTCCACGTCCTCGAACACGTGCTGCGGGGGAATGAGCGGCACGCTGGGCTGGGGAGGACGAAGGGGAATGACCTGCCCCACGGCAACGCCCGAATCGATTCCCGGGTTGTTCACCATGTTCGCGAGCATCTGCTGCAGGTGCGGCGTGCGGTGATAGCAGGTCTCCCCATTGACCGTGGAGCGCATCACGGTCCTCTCCTCTGAGAGGGTGTCGAGAAGCTCCATCACGCGGCGCTTGAGCAGCTCGCTCTGCTTGATGACGTAGCCAAGCGGCGTCGGGATGTCGCTGATGTGCCGAAGGACCGTGGCACGGTCACGCATGTCCCTGCTGCCCGTGACCCGCTCGCCCAGCTCGATGACGCTCTTGAGGTGCAGGTCCGCAATCTTCAGCGCGCTCTCCAGCTCGGCAGCGCCCACGTACCAAGGCTGCCCCGAACGCGCGTTGCCAATGTCCCACGCGAGCAGGAGAGCCACCTTCGCTGCATTACTCGTCGCACGGCTACACGCCGCGGCCACACGGCGGTTGGCACCCGTGCGCTGGGGACGCATCGCCTCGTACCAGTCATTCCACATCTGCTGCCCCTGTGCATCGAGCCACAGGCAAGGGCCGGGGGGATTGGACGGTGCCGCGAGCTGCTTGAGCCACTGCGTCATTGCCTGACGCTTCTGAGCATCGTCGATGGGAGGCGTCGCGAACTCGCGCTCGGGCTCACCGAAGAACGTCAGGAAGCGGGCGAGGAAGCCGCCCGTCCAGTCGGCCTGTTCCGTGTGACGTTCCAGCAGGTCCGTTGCCACGCCGCACAGGAGCGAGAGACGCGGGTCGTTCACGGGCCCCTTGCGGCTGTTCGCGAGAGCACGCCCGATGGGAATCGCGTCCCACAGGTTCGTGTACGCGGTCTTGAGGGCCATGAGATAGCCCTCTTCAGCCTTCGCGAGGAACTCACCGAACTCGCCATAGACGATGACCTGCCGCTGCTGGCTGCGAAGCGATTCGTAGAGGCCCTCCTGCGAGCCCGGGACCTCGCCAACGCTCCCGGGGACCGCGTCGTGCATGATGCGGCGCGCGATGTTGATGGCAGCGGTCTTACGGCTCTTCGAGCTGTCGCCCACGATGAGCGCGAACAGGTTTCCCCACAAGGGGCTCGCGTAGGGGACGCAGTAGTCCAGCGGGACCGCTTGCGTCAGCATCGTCAGCCCGCTCGCGAGATGGTACGCGATGTTGGCGTCGGTGCACTGGCTCGCATACTCGACGTAGCTGCGCAAAAAGCCGCTCTTGGGAAGTGCTGCCCAAACTTCGCTCTCTGAAATCATCGGAACTCCGCGGTGGTGGGGGTTGGTCTACCCGGGGCTCAAGGTACACGGAAAAAAGGGCGTTGACAAGTGGCAAAAAGGGCGCTACTCATCGCCTCCGCACTAGGACGGGGACTGACCTCCCCCAAGGACAGAACAACATGGCTTGGTACTGGTATCACCTGTCTCACTCCACGCCCGAGGCCAACCGGGACGTACTCTCCATCCCCGGGGTGGTGTTTCGCGAGCGGAATCTCACCGTGCCTGATAACGCGGCATGGCTTGTGGAGCAGAGGCTCGTCCGCCACAACATTCGGTGGACCAACGGCCTCTCCCGCCCCGACGGCGACAAGCTCAACCGCATCGAGGAGCTGGTCCCCGCGGGCCTTCGCGACTGGGTCCCCGCCTACCTCACCCCCTATCAGACGGAGGGCATCCTCTCGATGGCCCACCGCTCAGGCCACTTTTGGTGGGCCGCGGGGTGCCTCGCGGGGGACACGGAGGTTGTCGTCAACCGAGGGGGCTGCGCTCGCCGCATGGCGTTGCGAGACCTCGTCTACAAGTTCAACGGAGGTGCCACGGTCGGCGCACTGCGGACAACGGCGTGGGACCCCCGGATGCCCACCTACACGCAGTCGCTCGATGAATCGACTGGCGCGCTCATCAAGAACCGCATCGTCGCTGCCGTGTCGTCGGGGGTGAAGCCCGTCTTCGGAGTCAGGACAGCCTCGGGCGAATCGATTCGCGCCACGGGCGACCACCGTTTCCTCACCCCCAACGGCTGGTTCAAGCTCTCTGACCTGTCCGTCGGAGACGAGGTGCTGGTTGAGACGTGGCCGACGAAATCGAGCACCCGAAAGCGCAAGTCCCAGTACGAGCAGATGGACGGCATGTGGAACCACCCGAACGCTGTCCGTGCTTCATGGCAGCGAAGCGACCGTCCGAAGGGAATCAAGCGCACTGCTCGCGTGCCGACCCACAGGCTCATCGCAGAGGCTAGGTTGAACGGCCTCGACCCCGCGACCTTCATCGGCCGCATCGTGATGGGGCAGACGGACGGCTTGACCTTCCTGTCTCGGGACCAGCACGTTCACCATGTTGATGGTGACCATCGGAACAACGACCCGGAGAATCTCGTCGTCCTGACGGAAGAGGAGCACCACGCGCTCCATGCACGGGACGGCGGTTGGTTGCGCGTTGCCGGGAAGGCTGCTGCCTCGCGTATCACCTGCATCGAGCCACAGGGAGAGGTTGAGACGTTCGACCTTTCGATGGAAGACCCACACAACAACTTCATCGCCAACGGCATTGTCGTTCACAATAGTGGGAAGACCCTCGGCGGCATCTGCTGGTCACTGGCCACTCCCGGCAAGACGCTCATCGTGACGCGGGCCGCGGTTCGACGGAACTACGCTCGCGAGGTCGAGCGCTACACGGAGCACCGTGCCTTCGTCATCGAGGAGACGAAGGACGCCATCGACCTCGACGACCGTGAGGAGATGTTCGTCGTCATCGGCTGGGAGATGCTGCCGATGTGCATCGAATCGATTCGCAAGTGGAAGCCCGTCAATCTGATACTAGACGAAAGTCACAAATGTAAAAGTCATAAGCGTTGGGGAGCAACCCCACAGGAGGATGGGCGGGTGAAGTTTCACCCCCTCGACAACATCGCGAACGCGGCCTACCAAATCTCCCGCGTGGCGCTGCGAAGGCTCGCGACCACTGCGACTCCCATCAAGGACCGCGTGCGGGACCTGTGGGCACAGCTCGACCTCATCCACCCTGACGCTTGGGGTCCCTTCTACAAGGAGGAGCGCGCCTCGTTCACCACGCGCTACTGCGCTGCCCGCCGAGGCGACTTCGGGGGCATCGACACCACGGGCTCCTCGAACCTCGATGAGCTTTGGGACCGTGCTTCCATCGTGGCTCATCAGGTGCCCCACAGCGTCACGCACAGGCACCTGCCCCCTCGTCGCCGCCTCGTCACCTACGTGACCCGCAAGGACCAAAACGCTGCCACTGGCTTCGCCGCTGTGATGAAGAAGGCAGCGAAGGGAGGCCATGGCTCACTGCTCGAAGCGAAGCTCATGGAAGCCGCCGCGAAGAAGCGTAAGTTCCTCATCGAGCTGGTTGAGGAGGCCGTGAACTGCAAGCAGAAGGTCGTCATCTTCACGGGTCGCCGCGAAGACTGTGACAAGCTGGGCGAGCTGGTCACGGAGAAGTTCGGCAGCGAGGCCACCATTCTCGTCGGACACGGTGGAACGCCCGCGACCGTTCGAGACGGGATGCAGCAGCAGTACATGGCAGCGGCGGGCCCCGCGATTCTCGTCGGCACGGGTGATGCGTGGGGCGAGGGCGTGAACCTGCAGGACACGGACCTCGCGCTCATCGCGATGCTTCCCTACACGCCGGGGCAGGTCATCCAGTGGGAAGGCCGATTCTGCCGACATGGGCAGAAGCGCCCCGTCCTCATCCAGTACCTCGTTGCCGAGGGCTCGGTGGACGAGCACGTCGCGGACATTCTGCTCACGAAGCTCCCCGCCGTCGAAGACGTGGCGAAGGACGACAGCGTCACCGGCTTCGCGGACCAGCTCCGCGGCTCTGACGACGAGGAAGCCATCATCGACAGCATCTTTGCGAAGCTCGGGGGCGAGTGATGCTGTGGACTATCCAGCCGGGAGGGGTGCAGTGGTGGGACGACGGAGACATTCACGCCACCATCCTTCCCCTCAGCCCCAATGGCCATGCGGAATGGTGCGTCGTATGCACGGACAAGCTGGTGCCTCTCCCGTTCTCGGGAGGCTTGGACCTCTTCCCTGAGCTGGAAGAGTGCCGAGGGGGCGTCGAAGTGAGCATCGAGAAGGCGAAAGCCGCTGCGGAGCGCGCGATTGCCAGCATCAAGGGGGACGAGTGATGACCACAGGACACGTTCGAGTGCGAGCACCGCGGGACGGCATCAACGACGGTGCGCTGGAGGCCGTCTGCACTCACTGCAGTGCTTCCGCGACGCTCCTCATGCCCATGAACGCGGACGACTTCACGGAGATGTTGACCGCGTTTCTCGACCACCACGAACACTGCGAGAAGGAATAGCTGTGCTCAAGCCGCTGCAACTGCGAATCGATTCGGACCTCAAGAGCAGGGCCCTCTTCTCGAAGAAGCTGTTCGTGGAAGTCTTCATGCGCACGGGCCGTCAGCGTCAAAGGCGCCTCTACATGGGCTACGTCACGGGCACAGGCCTCTACCAACTGCACAACGTCGAGGCCGTTCCTGTCGCGGACTTCATCGCGGTGCTGCACACGCGACCCGAAAGCGAGGACGCAGTCAGCCACATCACCCTCGGCATCGAGGTCTGGAACGACAAGACCGGCGTGACGCAGACGTTCCCCCTTCAACCACAGGTCGTCGTGAATGACCTGCACAAGGAGCTTTCGCTATGAGCACTCCACTGGACGCCATCGGCTGCGTCACCATCTGCGTCGCCAATCGGCACCACGACTTCAAGATGTCCCGCAAGCTCTACGAAGCGCTGGCAGAGGACATGCTGAAGCATCCCACGGGCGTCGTCCTGCTGGAGTGCGGGCACGGCGACTTCACGTACCGTCTTGGCGCCATCGACTCGCTCGAATACTCCTCCTCGAAGTTCATGGTCGAGACCGCATCCGACGACGTTGTCAGCATGACCACCCTCACCCGTAACGACGGACTCACGAAGATTCCGGGGCACCGATGACCAAGGAACAGCTCGAATCCATCAAGCAAGGCGCCAGCCGCTGGCACAGCACCTCTTCCGACATGACGCTGGTCCTCGTCGCTGAAATCGAGCGTCTGCAGAAGGAGCTGGAGATGGAGAGGCAGCTTCACGAAGTCGCGCGTGCGTTTCACAACGTGGCTGTCCAGCAGCGCAATGTCGCATGGGCTGAACTCGCCACCATCAAGCAGCATGGCGCCGTCCGCGCCAGCATCGAGGAGAAGTGATGTCCATCGAGAACTTGGAACACATTCAGAATGTCCTCTCGGGGAAGACGCAGAGCGTGACCGTCACCCACGACCACAGGAACCGGCGCTACATCCTCAAGCGCCGTGGCTTCCGCGACGTGGTCATCAGCGAGAAGGCCTACAACGCGCTCATGTCGGCGGCGGCCGAGAAGAAGACGGAGGAGTGATGCGCAAGAACGAGGGGATTGTTGGAGGCGCCATCTTCATCATCGTGACGCTGCTCGCGTTCGCTCTGTCGGGCTGCGATGGCGCAGAGCGTGCGTGGGAGCAGCATCGGACGCAGCGTCGAGCCGAGGCGTTCGCGGAGTGCACCAAGCTCTGCGGTGCGCGTCCCGTTGAGGTGCGTTTCAAGGACGAGGACTTCCTCGCCCTCTGCCGCTGTGACGTGGTCATCGCGACCGACGTGGAGGTGCAGTGATGCCGACGACCAACATCAGCAAGCCTGTCGCACTGGGAATCGTGGACGAATGCATCGCGGCTGTCGGCAAGGAGATCATCAAGCTGACCCTTGCGTCATGCCACCTAGACGAGCTGCTCAAGCGGACCACCCGTGTCTTCTTCGGCCTCATCCCGAAGACCGTCTACGTCTGCGCGAAGCACGGGGAGCGGCACATCGGGTATCCCGATTGGCCCGACCATCGCAAAGTCGTCTGCACGGTCTGCTGGCACAACCTTGGGAAGATCAACGACTTGGAGCGTGTGCAGGACACGTTCAAGGAGTGGAGGGCGCTGGTCCTTGAAGCAAAGGACGATGGAGACGTGACGTTCGACTCTGACGACATCGACTCGCTGCGCAGTTGGGCGCCGCGAAAGGAGGTGCAGTGATGGGCGACCGTGTGAAGATGTACGTCGTCGTGGACTCCTCCGAGGAGGGCATGCACGTCGCGGAGTTCGAGGCAGAGGACCGCCCCAAGACCTGCGCACTGCTGCGCAAGAGCATCGCCCAGCACCCGGACTACTGGGAGATTCGCAAGGCCTACGGCTACTCCTCCGTCATGCTGAAGGGCTCGCGAGAGGACCGCTGCATCGGCCTCACGCCCGAAGAGGCCGTGAGCCTCGCGCTGAAGAACCTCAAGGGGAAGCTCGAAGAGACGCAGGAGAAGCTCGAATCGATTCGTGACGACATTCTCGCTTGTCAGAATCTGCCGGTGGCGCGCACGGAGGAGGAGTGATGTCGAAGCGCCCTGACCGTCCCCCGGGCTACAACCCGAGCAAGACGCACCTTGTGACGCCCGTCTGCAAGCTCATGCTCGCGTGCGACGGCTCGAACCTCATCGCCGAGCGCATCGAGAGCGGGCACTGCGGCAAGTGCGCGAAGGCGCTGGCGAAGAAGAACAAGCCGGCGCCACCGCTCAAGGGACTGAAGGTGGTCCGATGACGCGGCCGAAGCCCAGCTACAGCACGACGAACCTTCAGACGCCCATCTGCAAGCAGCAGCTTGCGTGCGACGGAATCAACCTCGTCGGAAACGCACGCGAGCGCGGCTACTGCAACAAGTGCATGGAGGCGATGGCGAAGAAGGCGTCGGGTCCGAAGGTGATTGCGCCACGCGGTGAGAACAGTGCCCTGCCAGCCTCACTGCGCAGGGAAGGGGACAAGTGATGCTGATTTCGATGAAACTGGAAGAGCTTGAACTGGTGACGTTCGCGCTCGACAAGCACCTGTCAGACCGCAGCAACGGGCTGCTGCCCACGACCGATGCGACGGAGCTTCTCAAGAAGCTCGCGCAACAGGCGAAGTACGAGCGCCGTCGGCGGGAGCCGGTGACGGTCAGGCTGTGGCTCAACGCGGAGGAGCACTTCGCGATGCTGAACCCCGAGACCGACGAGGTCGAGGTCCGCTTCCACGGCGTGCCCGTCATGTCGGGAGAGTGGCGAAAGCCTTGGTTCCGCGAAGGGATTGACGAGGAGCCGGAGCACGAATCGATTCAGCGGCGCGACGAGTACGAAGGCCAGCCCCAGCCCGACGACGCCACGCTGGAAGTTCTCTCCGTCGCCCTGCGGCACGCGCTGGTGTACCGATGAATGACAAGCTGATGCTCGCCACGAAGGCACACCGAATCGGAGTCGAGGACGCGAAGTTCGCGTTCAAGTTCATCATCCTCACGCAGATGCGTGGAACCAACGAAGAGAAGGCCGAGATTCTCAAGGCGGTCGAGAACATGTTCGTCCTGCCCTCGCGGCTGGTGAAGGAGGTCTTCGATGCCGAAGTCGAACGCTGAACTGCTCGACCTGCTGCGCGAGGCGCGGGAGTGCGTGATCTGCCCCTTTGCGTACCGTCAGACCATGTACTGCGCCTGCACCTTCTGCGCGCTCAAGAAGCGCATCGACGCCGCGCTCGCGGAGCGGCAGGACTCCGCAAAGGACGTTGTGGAGTGGGATGAGGGCGAGAACTACGAAGGCAAGCACTGGTGGGACACGATGATTGGCGACCGAGCTGTCCATGTTGAGGCATGGGACAAGGGAGGCACGCGATTCTACTGGCGCGTCTTCAGCACGCTGGATGAAGAGGGCCACCAGCCCACGCTGGACAAGGCCAAGTCCGCCGCCATCGCGGCGGCGAGGGGGATGCGATGAGCGACCCCGGCCCCGTTCGAGACGTGGTTGGCGCACTGGTTCTCGGAATCTTCATCGGCTTCATGGCTGGCACCGCCTTCATGCAGGCGAACTACAACACCGCGCCGTCGTGCGCGTCGAAAGAGACGAAGTGATGCTCGACTACATCGTGCTCGCACCGAAGATTGAAGACCTTGAGCGACGACTCATCGCGGTCGCTCAGCACATCGACGCCCAGAACGCCGAAGTCATCAAGCACATCAACGACTTGAAGGACCGGGTCGCCGAGCTTGAGAAGGCCCGCGTGGACCCGGCGTCCCCGGTCAGCACCGGCACGACGACGACCTTCCCGGCGACCTTCCTCGGCTGTCCCCGGTGCGGCGGTCTCCGGCAGGTGCTCCCGACGGGGAACATCCTCACGTCCATGCCCCCGCAGACCGAGGTCAAGTGCGTCGGATGCGGCCTCACGCGGGGTGTCCAATGACCCCCGACCAACTTTCCGCGATCCGCGCACGGCTCGACGCGGCGACTCCGGGGCCGTGGGATGCCGGTACTGCGACCTGCTGCCCCGATATGGGCTGGGTCGATGGGCCGAAGGGCGCGGTTTGTCCGCAGTTTACGGCAACGAAAGTGACGCACTCGCTCGACGCGAACGACGCGGACCTCATCGCCAACGCCCCGACCGACCTCCGCGCCCTGCTGGGCGAGGTCGAGCGGCTTCGTGTCGAACGCGACGACCTGATCGCTTGGTCGCAGCGGTTCTCGGACCTCGTCGGCGTGGACGGCTCGACGGAGGCCGGTCGCGACGAGGCGTTTGCAAAACTGTACGACGCAGCCAAGGCGTCCGGAAAGCTGGTGAGGGAATGACGAAGGAACAGCTCGACGCCATCCGCGAGCATGTGTCGTTCGATGACGTGTCGATACACGACGTCATCCCGCTACTCGCGGAGGTCGAGCGGCTGAAGAACGACCTCGCGATGGCCGTGCAGGTCTCCGGCGAACTGTGTGAGAAGTGTGGTTGGGCGATGAAGTTCCCCGGCGAGCCGTGTCGGTGCGAGCTGCTTGCGGAGGTCGAGCGGCTGCACATTGAGCGAGACGCGCTGGTCAAGGAAAAGACGACTGCCGTGATGCTGCGAGAGGACGAGCGCGTAATGCCGACCGAGGGTGGCATGCACGTTCAAAGATGGTGCACCGGGACTGATTGGCCGTGTGCGATTGAAAGCGAGCCACACGGTCATTGGCGAACGTCTCACAAGGTGCCTGTCTGGGCAGTCATCAACACCGAGCGCGACACCGCCTTCCGTCGCGGCGCCGAGGCGATGCGCGAGGTCGTTGCGAGACACTTTGAAGAGCGAGCGAACCAACAGCGTTTGGCGGGGGACTACATCATGTCTCCCGTACATGGAGCGAGCGCCCAGCGTGTTCGCCACCTACCAACCCCCGAGGACAAGTGATGACGAAGGAAGAACTCGAAGACATCCGCACTGCCGTGAACGACGGCGTGTTCCTGCTGCCCCACTACGCCACCGCGCTTCTCGCGGAGCACGACAGGCTCGCCTTGCGCGAGGAGTCGCTGCTGCGGCAGAACCTCGCCATGATGCGTGTCATCGCGAAGCATCAAGACCAGCTAGATGCGCTGCAGGAGACCATCAGGAAGCTACAGGCAGCTCGAATCGATTCGCGTGACCCGCGAGAGCCCAAGTGCAGGAACCTCGACTGCTGGCTCTGCCACGGCACGCCCGCGAACGCGGGGCCTCGATGATGGTCGCCATGTTCCTCTTCGGCTGTGTTGTGGGAGCAGCTCTCGCCGCCATGGCGTTCAATGGAGACTTGTGATGGGAAAGTTCATCGACGCAGGTTCATCGGGAGAATGGGGATGGCACGCGACCGAGGTCGCGATGCGCTGCCCTCGCCTCTTCGCGTACCAGTACCGTGGCATCATCGAGAAGGAGGAGACCGACCGTCCCGCGCTTCTCAAGGGCTCTCTCGTCCACGCTGGCCTCGCGCAGCACTACGCGAGGATGCAGAGCAGACAGCAGGGACGCGACGAGAACGAGTGGGCCACGCCCGACGAGGGCATTGAGAACGAGGCGAAGCTGCGCGGCCAGTACGCGGCGCAGTACGTGCCGCTCGCGAAGGCCGCGGTGCGCGAGTACAAGCTGCACTGGATGAACGAAAAGGCCGAGGTGCTCCACGTGGAGGAGGTCTTCCGAAGCACGATTGGAGGCTTCGCCTTCACGCAGCGTCTCGACCTCGTCGTCCGGGGGCCCGATGGCAAGGTCTACATCTGGGACCACAAGACCACGGGACGACTCACGGGGAACACGCCCGAGCGCTACACGCTGTCGGGGCAGTTCCTTGGCATGGCGATGTTCGGCCGTCAGGTGTGGGGAGACGAGTTCGGCGGCGTCCGCATGAACTTCATCGAGCTTGGCACGAACGGCTTCAAGTTCCAGCGAAGCGAGCCCGACCCCGCGCCCTCTGCACAGCGCACGTTCCCTCTTACGGTGTTGCACGCGCGCCAGCGAATCGAAGCGCTGGACGCGAGCGACATCCCTCCGAAGGAGTGGCCGATGGCTCTCTCGGAGCAGACCTGCATCACAGCCTACGGGCCCTGTGAACACTTTGAAACCTGCCGCTGGGGCGGTTTCTAGGACGCAGCGAAAGCTGCAAGGAGCACGACATGCTGCCACCAAAAACGCACCTTCCGCCGGGGCCTTGGACCGCCAAGGGCAACCGCATCACGGACGGCTACGGACGCACCATCGCCACCGTCTTCTGGCCCTACAACGCTTCGCTCGTCGCGCAGTGGCTCGCGGAGCTGCCGCGGCTCGTTGAGCTTGCGGAGCAGAGCGCCCGCGTCGAGAAGCTGGAGGCCGACCTCGCCTCCGCGCACAAGGAGATTGAGGAGCTGGAGGACGAGCTGGACGGCCTCCGCAGCGACGACTAGCAGTGGAGTCGTTGGACTCGACCTACCACCTGTGGTGGTTCCGCGGAAAAGTGACTTTGACACTTGACACTGCCCGCGGAACCACTAAAGTGACTGAAAACAAGGCGCTCGCGGTGCAGTCGGACGGGGCCCTTGACAAGTGACAGAAGAAGTTCTAGATAGTCCCCACACCACCACGGAGTGACCACCCGATGGCAGCAGTGAACGAAAAGAGCAACACGTTGTACGGCGGCACGAAGGCCGTCGTCGCGAACTACGGCCCGAGCGGCATCGGCAAGACCACCGACCTGCTCTACTCCTTCCCCCACGGCTACTTCATCGCGCCCCCCGGCGCGCTCAAGCCCTCGCTGAACGTCGTCGGCTTCACACCCGACAGCGACGATGGCGAGACCCGCACCATCATGGACGCGACCAAGAAGGTCGTGGACGTGGCGAATCGATTCGGCTCGAAGTACGACGCCGTCATCGTGGACGACTTCTCACTTCTCGCTGAGAGCACCATCGCGCAGCTTGAGAAGAAGCACAGCGGCTTCAAGCTGTGGGGCGCGCTCCGAGACGTCGTGCTGGAGTTCCGCGACACCGCTCGCCGCGTCGGGATGCACGTCGTCCTCACCGCTCACGAAAGCACGCCTCGCACCGTCAACGGTGTCTTCGTCCGCGGTGGCCCCAAGCTCCCCGGCCGTCTCCCCGAGGACCTCCCGACTGCGTGTGACCTCGTCCTCCGCGCCACCTTCGACAGCAGCCGCCGCGGCTGGCACGCCATCTACCGCTGCACCATCGACGACCCGAGCTGGGTCTCGAAGGACCGCCACGGTGTCACGCCCGACCGTGCGCCGATGAACACGGCCGAGATTCTCCGCGCCGCTGGCTACGAGATTCGCCGCGCCGCTGGTCTTGAGTGGCAGGAGAAGCTGGTTGAGGCCTTCACTCAGGCGCTCATCGCGGACCCGACGAACGAGAAGGCCTTGATGAACGAGGTCATCGAGATTGCTCGCGAGAAGACCGACAACGACCTGCACGTCCGCTGGGTCATGCGCGATGCCCTCGACCGCGCCTACCTGCGCCGCATGCGGCAGCAGCAGATGTTCCAGCTCTACACGGCGTAGCTCACACGAATCCATTCGGCGCACTCACGGTCCCACGCGCTGAAGACCCCCGTTCGCACATGGCGGGGCCGCTCTCATGGTGAGACGTGGCAGAACATGGGCAAGAGGTTGTGGGGCCCGCTCGGGACGCGATTCCCCCCGCACCACGGAGAGCACTATGTCCAGCACCACTTGGCAGTTCGAGGCGAACTTCGACGGCGTCGCGGCCCGCAACGGCGCGGCCTCGGTCACCCCGGCCACGGGCGCGTACGAGGTCACCATCTCGGAGGCCGCGGGCTACGAGAAGGACGGCGCCATCAACAGCGTCTGCTTCAAGACCTTCATCAACGACGGCGAGTTCAAGGGCGCCGAGGTCCGCATCTTCATCGGCACGGACCTCTCGAAGGCGGGCAACCAGCGGTCGTGGAAGACCGCGCTCCTCTCCTGCGGCCTCAACCCGCAGGGCAAGGTCTCCTTCGCGGAGAGCACGTTCAAGGGCAAGAAGGCCTACGTGTACTTCAAGGCGAAGGACGCCGACAACGAGACCTCGCAGCCCGAGAAGTACTTCATCACGCCCGAGGCCTTCGCCTCGCTGCAGGGCAACGCGGTCTCGAACACCGCCATCGGCGGCAGCTCGGTCCCGCAGGTCAGCGTGCAGAAGCCCGCGGGCGGCGGCGTGCGGTCGCTCCTCTCGTAGTGCCTTCACCGTGATGCGGCACGGGCAAGGGTGAGAGGTCCCCGCACAAGGCCTCCACCACGGTCGTCGTAACGCAGGGCAACGACGGGTGCTGGGTGAAGACTCGGCAGGTCAGCAGCAGGAGAGGGGGGGCAAGCTGACAGCCGCTTGATGACGAAAAGCGGGACCTGTGACGCACGAACAGGTCGAAGAGGGAAACCTCACGTACCCCCGATGCAGCGGGAGGGCATTGCTGGTCGGCATCTGCACAAGGCCGATTGGTGGGAATGCGCTGGTGGCCGAAAACCGAAGGGCGCATTGGACGGCAGCGTAGGTAGGGGCGAGCCGTCGCTTCTTTTTCAACAGGGGATGCGGATGGAAGGCTCCGAACTGAAGGCGGCAGAGAAAGAACTCAGCGAGATGCGTTACTGGCTTCTGCTCATTTCGCTCATCGGCATTGCCGTTGTCATCGTCGGCTTGAAGATGCGTGAAGACGACTGCACGTCCTCTTGCAAGCAGCACGCGCGAGAGACGCTGCGTGAGATGGGCATCGCTCCCGTGAAGGCGAACGAGACCGTCTTCAACGCGCAGGTCGAGTTCTGCATGCCCATCTGCAAGCGTCAGCAGGAAGCTGCGAAGGCCCTCAAGGCCAACGGCGGAGACGAGCCCCTCTAGTTCTCAAGATTGGCCAGTGGCGAGCCAAGCGCGGGGAGACATGCTGCATCTCCTCCTTCCCGCAATCGCAGGGAGCCGTGAGAGACACGGTTGGTCGGCAGCGGCGGATGGTGCCTTGGTCTAGCAGGGCGGGGCGAGCCGACACTTCACTGAATCGATTCGAGAGGAGTCTCCAATGAACTTGCCAAGCGACATGCCCGCTGAGCTGCGGGCGAAAATCCAAGCTGCCATCGAGCAGCGGCAGAGCGAGAAGAAGCAGCTCATCGGCATCATCGAGCACCCGAACTTCCGCAAGTACGCGGACGCCATCTACTCCGTCATGCGCAAGGCGCAGAAGGAGGACTTGGACGGCGAGAACCGCGAGCGCTTCATCACCGCGTGCCTCTTCGCTGCCGTGAGCGTCGCGATGAGCGACGAGGTGAACAGCGAGGTCTTCTCGCACCTGCTCCACAAGTTCACGTCCATCGTCGAGACCGTCGCGAACACGCGCATCGCTGAGCAGAAGGACGATGGCTTCACCCACTTCACCATTGAAACGCTGGAGGCCTAGATGGACCCCAAGAACCTGACGCAGGAACAGCGGGAGCAGATGGCTCTCGCGAACATCAACACCTCCTTCGAGGCCATGCTGCGCGCTGCCGCCATCTCGGAGCTGAACCCGGGACGCTTCGTGGACTACCTGCTTTCGCGCGCTTGCATCCTCGCGGTTCGCGCCGACGTGAGCGCCGAAGCGATGGTGAAGGCCGTCGAGACGCACATGGAGTTCACGAAGAAGCAGCACGCCGCGGCGCAGCTCCCGCAGAAGCCCTCCCTCAAGCTCATCACGGAGTGAGAACATGAACGGCACGCGAGCGCTGCTGTTTCAGATGTACAACGAGGGGACCTACGACCCCGAGAAGCTCGGTGCCAACTGCGCGCAATGCACTCTCCGCACCTCGCGAGAAGGTGGTCCCGTGGGACCCGAACTTCGCGAGGATGCGGAGATTGCCGTTATCGCTGAGGCGCCCGCTGAGAAGGAGTGCGAGACGGGGCGTCCCCTGACCGGCGCTGGTGGCATGGAGTTCACGAACGCTCTCAAGGCGCTCGGCATCCGTCGTCAGTCGATGAACCTGCACCACGCCGTCGCTTGCCGCGCTCCCGAGAACGACCTCGACAAGGTCATGCTCAAGTGGCAGCGGGCGAACAAGAAGCTCGCCAAAAAGGGCGAAGCCCTCCTGCCCTCTCCCATCGAGTGCTGCCGACCCCGCCTGATGAACGAGCTGATGGGGATGCAGCGCATCATCACGCTGGGCAAGGTCCCCTACACGGCCCTGACGCGCAAGCAGCGCTCCATCATGGACATCCGCGGTGGTCCCGTGGAGGCCTTCCTCAACGACGCGAACGACTTCCTCTCGGAGACGGAGGACCCGAATCGATTCGCCATTCGTGTGCTCCCGACGCTGCATCCTGCCTTCGTGATGCGCACGCGTCGCTGGTCACGCGCCTTCCGCTCGGACCTCTCGCGCGCCTACCGATGGTTCACCGTCGGCCTCGGCTGGCGAGAGCCACAAATCAAGCTGCTTCCCACGCCCGACGAGCTGCGCGCCTTCGTCGCTCGCACCGACATCGACTACACGTTCGACGTCGAGACCACCGTCGATGACCCGATGGTCGCGAAGCTCAAGACCGTGGGCATCGGGCATGAGTACGGCGCCATCGTCGTCCCCTTCCTCTCCATCGAGGGCCCCGGCGGCGCGCTCATTCCTCCTCCGCAGTACACCAGCGGTCAGGTGGAGGAGATGCGCTCCATCCTGCGCGACTTCTTCTCGGACCCGAACAAGCTCAAGATTGGCCACAACGCGGGCTACTTCGACCGCATGGTCATCAAGCAGCACTTCGGCGTGGACCCGAAGCCGCTCATCGACACCATCCTCCTGCACCGCTGCGTCGAGCCTGAGCTGCCGCACAAGCTCGGATACGTCGGCTCCATCTACACGGACGTGGTCGCTTGGAAGGACGCGCACACGGCCACGGAGGCGAGCACGGACAAGGAGCTGCAGCACTACAACGCGGTGGACTGCGTCGTCACCGCTCGCGTGGTTCCCCAGCTCTCGCGCGCCGTGGTCGAGCGTCAGCAGGAGAGCGTCGTCAAGAAGGACCACAAGGTGCAGGAGGTCTGCGTTGGCCTCCATGAGAACGGGCTCCTCGTTGACCGCGCCGCTCGCGATGTGGCTGCGAAGGAGCTGCTCACGAAGATTGCGCACTTCCGCAAGCACGCCGAATCGATTCTCGGACGCGAAATCAACATGAACAGCGTCCCTCAGCTTCGGGACCTGCTCTTCGAGGAGTGGTCTCTCCCTCCCGCGGACTACACAAAGCTGGGCGACCCCTCGACCAACGACGAGTGCGTTCGTCTCATGCGCGCGGGCGTGAAGGATGACCCGTCCGTTCAGAACAAGGAGCAGGTCGTCGCGTTCCTCGACACGCTGCGCCGCTACCGCCGCGTGGCGAAGGAATACGGCACCTACGTTCGCCGCCTCATCCCCTACAACTCTCCTCTCGACGGCTTCCAGTTCGCGAGCGAGGATGAGCAGGAGGAGGCGCAGCGGGGGCTCATCTCGCTCGATGGCCGTGTGCGCCCCGACTACAACGCGCATGGCACCACGTCAGGTCGCCTGAGCAGCTCGAATCCGAACGCGCAGAACTGGCCCAAGCACCTGCGCAAGCTCATCATCCCTGCGCCGGGGAACGTCATCGTCGGAGCGGACGCTGACCAGCTTGAGCTTCGCATCATCACTGCCATCGCGCAGATTCGCATCTACCTCGAAGCGTTCGCTGCGAAGAAGGACCCGCACGCGATGACGGCTTCGCTGATGTTTGGCGCGAAGTTCGATGCGCTGCAGCCGAAGAGTGACATGTGGGACAAGCTGCGCAAGATTGCGAAGGGCATCAAGTACGCCTCGTTCTACGGCTCAGGCGACGAGACGGTGCACAACCTCGTCACATCGGCAGAGGACGAGAACGGGAACCTGATGTACCCGGACCTGACGCTGCGCGAGGTCGCGACGCTCAAGCGCAACTGGCTCAAGGGAATCCCCGAGCTTCCGAAGTGGTGGGACAAGACCGTCGAGGGCTTCCGAGAGAAGGGCTACGTGCGAGACCCCGTGTGGGGCCGTCAGCGCGACTTCCTCGATGGCGAGGCGTTCAATGAAATCGTGAACCACCCCATTCAAAGTGCGGGTGCGCACATCATCCATGAGAGCACCTTCGACCTCCTGCAGGACATTCCCTTCGGCAAGTGGGGACCGAACACGGGCCTCATCTCGCAGGTGCACGACGCGCTCTACGTGGAGTGCCCCGAGAGCGAAGCCGAGTGGGTCGAGAAGATGCTCAAGAAGCACATGAACCGTGCGGTGTGGGGACTCGACGGCGTCGAGTTCGCCGCCAAGCCCAAGACAGGAAAGACGTGGGCAGACGTGTGATGAGTCGCGCCTACCAAATGCACGCCCCCATCAAGCTCAACGTCATTCCGGGTTCCGACGGCATGGGGAGAGTGGAGCGGGTGACGGATGAGAAGCGCTACCCGGCAGGAAAAGGCTTCGTCGCGACGGTTGTCACCTGCGACTACTGCGAGAGCCGCAAGGTTGAAATGGGCGATAACGGGCTGCTTCAAGACGGGGACGGATACGCGGACGGATGGAAGATCATCGCAGCTCTCGAACCGTTCACGTTTGGGCAGCTCCAGATGCGAAACCACAGACACACGCTCGACGCGTGCCCTGCATGCGTTCGAGCAGAAGGATTCGAAAATGACTGAGAAGGTTCACAAGGCCGTCGTCACCGCGGAGCAGGAAGTACACGTCAAAGGGCTGAAGCCGAAAGACTTCGTGGTCGTCAAGACGTGGGCGCCGCTCTGCGGACTGACGTGGGTGCCGGGGACGCAGATGGACAAGCACGACGAGAAGGTGACGTGCGGAGACTGCCTCGCGAAGGGGAAGAGCGATGACTGACGAATCGATTCGCGAAGAGCCCCTGCTCGATGAGAGCATCAAGAAGGACATTCGCGAGATGACGCCCAAGGGCCGCGCCACGCTGCGCGCATGGTTTGCGAACGAGCACCACTACACGGAGCTGGTCGAGTACATCGACTCCCTCGACGGGAAGCGCTCCGATGCGTGACATCGTGGACGCCTACTGGGAGAGCCTCTCGGACGAAGAGCGTGCGAAGTGGACTGCGGAAGCGGCGACCCACGGGCTGCGGCCTCCGACACCGGGAATCGCGTCAGCGGTCACGGCGCCTCAGTACCTCGTCCCGATGAACATCGGTCCCGACGCTTCCAATGATGCGGGCGGCATCTTCACCATCTTTCTCGACGGCCTCATCAAGCGTCCCGCAACCGGCACACTGACCATCCGCTGCTACTGGTGCGACGAGAACAGGCACCTGCTCAACGAGGACCTGCAGGACGGGTGGCACCTCGTTGAGGACGCAGCGAAGCCCGACAGGCCCGCGCACTACATGTGCCCCGACTGTGCGAAGACGGAGATTCCTGAGTGACGCTCCGTGCCATCCCCGGCGAGCCCGGGCTCTACGAGAACGACCAAGGCGTTCGCATCAGGCTCGCGCATTCCGAGGATGGCGACGCGAGCGGGTCCCGCCCCCGCGGCTACTGGCATCTGTGCTTTTGGTGCGCGTACGGTCGCGTGTGGATTGCGAAGGGCTGGTCGCTCCCCGATGGCTGGCACGTGATTGAGAAGCTGCACGGCACCACGATGTGGATGTGCCCCACGTGCGTGAAACAGGAGATTCCCGAATGAGCCTCATCATGTTCTCCATCCCAAGGGACGGGACGAACATGTACGGAGAGTCGTTCTTCGATACGGACAAGCAGTGGGGCATCTACTGCGACTTCTGTCCCGATGATGCTGACAATCATTCGCTGACGCTGCCCGAGTGGCTTCGCACGAAGAGGAACCCGCGCCTCTTCGTCTTCGGCACGAAGGAGACTACCGAATCGATTCCCGATGGATGGGCTCGTCTGGAGAGGCACATAACGAAGCTGCGTCGTGTTCCTCTCAAGGAGCGCGTCCACAACGTCCAGCACGCGTGCCCCGAGTGCGTGAAGCAGGAGATTCCCGAATGAGCAAAGCAGGGGTGCTGCGCTCCCATTCGTACACCATTACGAAGAAGGGCAAGGAGCGCGCAATAATGGAGATGCACGCAGCGTTCACGCTCCGCTGCGACTTCTGCGTCGCGAGGAATCGATTCGGCGTCGAACCCACCATCGAGTGGGACCCGATGGCGCGGGGCACCGAGACCGCGTTCGACTTTCAGAAGTCGGTGCTCGAAGCGACCGAGATGGATGGCTGGGGCTATCTCCCCGCGAGTGACTTTCGCGTTCGTGCTGGCGACACGAACGACCGCAACTGGACAGCCCCCGCCGTGAAGCATGTTTGCTCGCTGTGCATGGCACAGCACTTTCCCGAGGACGACCGATGAGTGACAACGAGAACGAAGAGAAGAAGAGCACCATCGAGGAGTGGATTCAGGAGACCGTGGGCGAGATGGACGAGGATACGAACATCATCGTCCTCGACGGCCTCGACGACGCCATCATCGGCTTCGGTGAGGAGTTCGGAGGCAAGGTGCGCCTCGTCTACGACGGAGAGAAGCTCCTCAAGATTCTGCAAGACCGCGACGGCATGACCGAGGAGGAAGCCCTCGAATGGTACGGCTTCAACATCATCGGCGCGCACTTCGGTGACACGAACCCCGTCTTCATCTTCCGCAAGGCCCCCGAATCGACTCAGAACGAGGAGACGCTCCAGTGACCCACTCCATCTTCTTCGCGCACCCCAAGTCCATGGAGGATGCCGAAATCGACCGTGACGTCCACGACGTCGGTCTCGCGTTCGCTGCCACGGGCGACAACGTCGTCGTGGTCGCCGGTCGCGACGACTACATGAAGCACGCGCCAAGCGCGGGAGGCTTCGGCGGCTGGTGCCGCGACGTGGTCAACCGCATGGACATGACGACGCTGAAGCCCGTCTATTCGGGCTTCGTCGTCCCCGGGACGAGCATGGGCAAGGCGACTGCGCTCATCATCCAGCTCGCGCTTGCAAAGAAGTGCCCCGTCTTCTCACTCCAGTACCAGCGGACGACGGAGGAGCCGGTCCTTCGACGTGCGATTGGCATCGAGTGCATCGACCCCAACGACTTCTTCGGTGGCTGGGTCCTCGACCTTGAGTGACACTTGACACGACACTTGTCATACCCTAACTTGTCCGCAGGAAAGGGGGCCTAGGAGAGGTCATCATGCAGGACAAACGGGTCGCAAGCCGCACACTCAAGGAACGCTCCAACGAGGCCAAGAACCTCATCACCTCTCTCCTGTCTTCGGGGTTGAAGATGGGAGAAATCGCAGAGCGCTCGCACGTCAGCACACGCACCATCTACCGCTGGCTCAACGAGAATCACACGCCGCATCCGATGCTTCTCGACGCTCTGCGCAGGATGCTTGAACAAGGGGAAAGCAAGTGAACATCGTCAAGGTCAAGAGCAACGTGAAGGCGGGGTGCGATGTTGCCATCGGCCCCAAGACGCTCGTCGTGGGCCCCAACGGCTCAGGCAAGAGCACCATCGTCAACGCCATCGAGCTGGCGCTCACCTCTCGCGTGGGTGACATCGCCGGTCGCACGGACATTGCGCGTGAAGCGGACGTGATGCAGCTCGCTCCGAAGGACGCGAGCGCCATCGTCGCTGAGGTCCTCTTCGACAACGGGGACGCTGCCATCTACCGAGTCGAGGGCTCGACGGCGAAGGCGAAGAAGCACTCGGCTTCTCGAAGCCCCGCCATCGAGACCGGCGACGTCCTCACCATCCGCACGATGAAGGAGGCGCTGCTCGGCTCCCCCGTCACTGCGCGCAAGTTCCTCATCGGCAAGGTCTGCGGGAGCACGACGCGAAACGACATCGAGAGTCTTCTCCCCGAGGTCGTGCGCTCCACGTGGCGCGCCGCGAGCGAGACGGTGCCCGAATCGATTCCCGCTGCCGACGCGCTTGTGCAGGTGCTGGAGTACGCGGGCAAGCAGCAGCGTGACGCGAACAGCGCCGCGAAGACGCAGCGCGAGGCTGGCAAGCTGGTGTCGGGTGGCCGCATGTCGCCCCCGAGCGAGGCAGAGGTCTCTGCCGCCGTGAAGGCTCGCGAGGACGCGCGCAAGCAGCACAGCATCGCGGACACGGCCTCGCACAAGCTGGTGCAGCTCTCGTCGCATCAGAACACCGTGGCCATCCGCAAGACCGCGCTCGAAGCTGCCACCGCCAAGGTGGCGGGCCTTCGTGAGAAGCTCGCGGCACTCGGCAAGCCCGCGACCATCCACCCGGCTCTCGACAGCGTCATCACGGCCATGGACATCTCGCTCTCGGACGGCATCTGCTACGTGTGCGACGGCGCTGCTCCGACGAAGGAGCTGGTCGAGGCGACGAAGAGCGCCGTGACGGAGCAGCGTGCGAAGAACGTGCAGCACGACGCTGTGGACCGGGAGCTGCAGTCCGCGGTCATCGAGCTGTCGAACGCTCAGAACGCGCTGGAGACGGTCGAGACGCGCCTCGCAGAGGTCGAGGCCGCTGGCGAGTACACGGGCCCCTCGCTCGAAGACTGCGAGAAGGCGCTCGAATCCGCCGACGAGAAGCTGCAGGAGCTGCGGGGCGCACGCGACGCTTGGAACAGCGTGCAGAAGGCCGAGAGCGCGGCCCTCGACGCGGAGCGACGAGGAGAGGAGTGGCGCACGCTGAAGGAGGCTTGCGAAGCCGCCGTCGGCAGCGTCCTCGACACGGCCCGCGCCGCCTTCATCGCGAAGGTCCAGTCGAACCTGCCCCCGACGGACACGTTCGCTCTGAACCTGCGCGACGGCGACCGAGAGGTCGTTCAGTTCGGTCTCGTCCGCGACGGCAAGCTGCACACGGCCCTGTCGGGTGCCGAGTGGGCCCGCGTCACGGCCGCGATGGCGAGCGCGTGCGCCGAGCCGGGGCAGTACGCGTGCCTCATCCCCGAGGAGCGCGCCTTTGACGACGTCACGCTCTTCGAGGTCCTGAAGGCGTTCACCTCCTGCCCACAGCAGGTCATCATCACGTCCCCCGTCCATCCCGTCGCTGTTCCCGAGGGCTGGACGGTCATCCGCCGCGGGCAGGAGTAAGCTGTAGCCATGCGTATGACCGTTGCCGAAGCGGCACTGAAGTGGAACGTCAACCGCCGCACCGTGCTCAAGTGGATGCTGGGCAAGGACGGCACGGGCCGAGGCAAGAGGCTCGAAGAGGGTCGCGACTTCGAGAAGGTCGAGACCCCTCGCGGTCCCGTGTGGTTCCTGCTCACGGACAGGTATCCGATGCCCTCTCTCGCGCCCATCCAGCGCGAGAAGGGCATCCCCCGCAAGTCGCGGGCCCCCGCTGAGCCGGTGGACGTGTTCGAGACACAGGTCGAGGAGCGCGCACTCCCCGCGGAGCAGGAAGAGGCCTCCGAAGCGACTGCGCTCGAAACGAGGGCCAAGCCGAAGCGCGTGCGGACGACGCGCAAGGCCGCGGCTCGCGCCGAATCGATTCCCGAGGCCTCGGACACGGACACCGAGACCGCCGTCGAGCGTCGCGCAAAGCGCACGCGACCCGTCCGCGAAGCGGACGAGGAGTTCGACAGGGACGAGGAGGAGCAGGTCGAGGTCCCGAAGCCTCGCAAGGCTCCCGCGAAGAAGCGGGCGAAGGCGGACTCGCGGGCACCGACGAGGGACGAGGTCGAGGAGGACGTGGAGCGCGCCCTAGAAGAAGAGCCGATGTCCGAGGAGGAGCGCGCCGACTACGAAGTCGAGCAGTGGCTGCAGTCGAAGGGGCTCCCGACGGACGGCTCCCCTGTCGGAGGAAGCCTCGCCATCATGGTCGCGAGCAGCCTCGACACGCCCGTGAGCCTCCTGCGGGGCCCTCGCGAGCAGACCTACATCGAGCGGGCCTTCGAGAGGAAGCTCGCGCCTGACATGTCCACACCCGCGAGGCAGCGGCTTGTCGGCGCAGTCCTCGACTACCTCGTTCGCATGAAGATTCTGCAGCCAGCGTCAGACGCGTACTACCCCCCGAAGTACTCCCTCCGCGGCATTTCCGACGACGAAGTGCCTCCGACGGAGATGGAACTTCGAGGCCTCGGCTGGTAGCGAGCAGCACCCGCCCGAGAGCCCGAAGTGCGCAGTGCCCGAGGCCCGCTCCCTGTCACAGGGGGTCGGGCCTCTCTCACGTCAAGGGGAAGGGGGGGACACGCGGGGCCTCTCCCGCGTCCCCCCGTCCCCCTTGCGCCCGTTGCGCGCACTCCCCAGCCCAGCCGCGGAGCGCTGCGTGGCCCTCTATTGTCAGAACAAGGCCGAATCGATTCAAGGCACCTGGCCCCCTGATGACAGAACTAGGGAAGGCTCTGGAGTTCTGTCATAGAGGGTCCACGTGGTAGACCCAGGATGTCAGAACAGGCCTAAGTACCCGGAATCACTAGGGTTTTTGCCCTTTCCAGTTATTGCGAGACGGGGCTTGCATGCGGCCCCAGTGTGTGCGACTATGAGTGTGTCGGGTGGATGTGGTTCAGCCCCCGACGCGAAAGAGCCCCGCCCGCCGCGTGCCCCCAGCGCGCGGTCCCCCCGCAAGGGGGGGCGGGCGGTCTCCGACGGCCCCGATGTAGGGGGGCTCGAAGAGCCCGCCGATCCTTGACAAGCTGACGCCCTGTCGTTCCTGCGTGCGAAAGCCGCGGACGACGTTTCCGAGGGGAAAAGACGCCCCTGCACGGCTGAAAAGGCCCCCGTGGCCGCACGCCCTCTGCATGCCCTTGACCCTACACGGCCCCCCGCTTCTACAGGGGAGCGCGCACCCTGCGCATGGCCCCCTGCCCGTGAAACGTCGCCGCTGCCAGTAGCACCCCGACGGGTCGTCTACAGAATACCCCTTGCCCATTCTCGCCTAGTTCCACGCGGGGTCCCCTAGAGGACCCTGTCGCAATGGTGAAGCGCGAAAAGGACACGTCACGTTACCCGCTGCAGCTTGCGGGAAGCGCATGCTCCACTGCGCGTTGTGACCCCTGTCCCCAGTAGCTGGGAAGCACGTCAAGCATGCCCGCGCTCGTCGCATCGCCATGCCTCTGCCGTGCCCCCTGCAACGTACGGCCACGTTCCCTGCATGGTCCGTCTCCCGCCAAGTGAACCCCTGTCACTGCACGTCAAGCGCTGCCTCGTCGGCGCGCCTACATCGCAGCAGTGTCACGTCACGCTCGAAGTTACGGGAGGCTCCACATATCAAGCCCTCTACGAAAAGCCCATTGCGTCTCGTTCGTCGGTAGGTTGAATGGATAGGGTAAGAAGCACGTCGGAAGTTCCCTACGGGGAAGGCGTGCATCGAAGAGTCAAGCGCACCGTGACTCATGCAAAAAGAACGGACGCGGCACGAAAAGCAAGGCCCGACGCACCGCCCCGACGGGGTGCGCCGGACCTTGCGAGCGGGTGGTGACAAGCGCGCCACCCGCTCGCAAGGCCCGACAGCGGGCAACACACACCGGCCGAATCGATTCGGCCACACACCGCCCCACGGGGCAGAAAGCGCAGGGCCACATGGCCACGAAGAAGAGCACGAAGAGCACCGAGACCGTCACGCAGTCGCCCGCAGTCCCCGTCGAGAGCCTCGCCAGCGGCGAGGTCGTCATGCTCCCGCTCTCGAAGCTGTGGTTCGAGACCGACACCGCCGCGGTGGACTACGACCCGCGCATCGAAGCCCCTGTCGCGCCGTTCCTCGTCACGTCCGTCGGCCGCGACGGCATCCTGCAGTCGCTCCTCGTCTCCGAGACGCCGAGCGCCGACGGCTCGAAGAGCTACAAGGTGATCAACGGCAAGCAGCGCATGCGCGCCGCTCTCGCCGCGGGCCTCGTCCTCGCCCCCTGCATCGTCTCGAAGGCCACGGGCCTCGAAGCGCTGCGTCTGCAGGTCAAGGCGAACGCGCACCGTATCGACGACGACCTCGCCGCGCAGACGGCGAACGCTAAGCGCATGCTCGCCGCTGGCATGACGCTGCCCGACATTGCGGAGGCCTTCGGCAAGCCGCAGGACACCGTCGTCTCCATCTTCGGCATCGACAAGTCGGCCACGGCCGAGGTGAAGGCCCTCGTCACCGACGGCACGCTCGACATGGCCCCCGCGCAGATCGCGGCCCGCGCCGCCCCCGAAGTGCAGCCCGTCATCGCGGCCAAGGTCGAAGCGCTCGTCGCAGAGGCGAAGGCCTCGCCTTCGGGGAAGACGTCCTCGAAGACGGGCTCCCGCAAGGCCGACGCCCGCGTCGTGAAGACCGAGACCGGCGAGACGAAGGTCAAGGTCTCGACCGAGGCGCTGAAGACCATCCGCGCCGAGGCCGAGGCCGAGGCGGGCAAGGCCCCGACGGTTGCGCCCCGCAAGGCGGCGAAGGGGCGCCCCGCGGAGGCCGACCTGCGCGCCATGCTCACGAAGGCGCGCACGCAGACGCTGGCCTTCCCCAAGCCCGAGGACGCGAAGAGCGCGGGCTTTGCGCAGGGCGTCATGTTCGCCATGCGCTGGGTGCTGGGTGAGGACCTTGCGGCCCCCGCGGGCGCCTTCCCGACGAAGGCGGCGTTCGAGGCGCTCTTCGGCAAGGCCGCGCTCGAAGGCCTCGCCGCGGCCCCCGCGGACAGCGCCGCCGCCTAGCTCGAAAGGTGAGGGGCCCCCATGCCAGCACGGGTGGGGGTGTAACCCGCATGCACGGTCCCAAGCCCGTGCGCACGCCCTACGGGGCAGAGAGGCAAGCCATGAAGCCCGAGACCCTGCTCACGTGCACCGACACGGCCCCGTGCATCGAAGTCGAACTTGTCGTCAACGAGCGCGAGGCGTGCGACCTGCACGACGGCATCGCCGCGGCACTGCGCGGCGAGCCCCTGTCGGACGCGCAGCGCGCCCTGTTGGAGGCCTTTGAGCAGCACCTATTCACGGCCCGTCACGACGCATGGGGACCCCGAGGCGAGGACTTCGGGGGCCCGTAACCACCACCGCCCCAAGGGGCAGAGAGGAAAGCCATGAAGGGCTGCAGGACGTTCGCGCAGTACGAGACCGTCGCCTCCCGTGAGGCCGACAAGCGGGCGAGGGCCGACGAAGCGCGCAGCGCCCGCATCCGGCGTGCCCGCCGACAGGCCGAAGAGCGCCAGTGGTTCGACACGGCGTGGACGGAGTACGTGAGCCAGCACCGATAACCAAGCGTGAGGGGCCGTGGTGAATCGATTCGGTTCGCCGCGGTGTAACCGCACAGGACGGTCCCAAGTCCGTCCGTCGTCCCCGCCGCGTCGGCGGGTGGCCCTTCGGGGCAGGAAGGCAGCACATGGACACGCAGCAGCACACGCTCGCGAACGACACGCAGGACCGCATCATAAACCGTGCCCTCTTCATCGGCCGCCGCATGGTCCGAGCCGCGGCGAAGCTCGATGACGCTGCGCGAGACGAACTCGAAGACAAGGTCACCCTGCTCTTCTGCGACGCGGTCGCCTTCGACGACCACCTCGACTCGCTGCTTCATCGGGAAGAGCGTCACGGGATAAAGGAGACCGAGAGCCTCGTCGCCCGCATTCTCGCGCACTACAAGCGGCACGCCGAGGTGGCCGCGGACAGGGCCCGCGCCGAGCAGCAGCGGCGCCTCGACGCGCAGCCGCAGACGCGCAGCGTGACGCTCACGGGGCGAGACTGGCGCATGCTGGCCGAGTCGCTGCAGCACGCGTGGGGGCAGATGGACTCGGAGAACAGCTACGCCGTCGTCGTCCGCGAACTCATGCTCGCGGCGGGGCTTGGCGACCCCGAGCAGGGGGAGTGAGAGAAGCGTGAGGGACCGCGGGGTGAATCGATTCGCCCCGCGGCGTAACCGCACCGACTGGTCCCAAGTCCAGTCACGGTCACCGTGCATGCCGCACGGTGCGCGCCCTACGGGGCGGGAAGGTAGAGACGATGGCCACCCACTGGATGAAGCTCGCGCTGCTCTCGATGAAGGCGAACCGTGTCCCGTTCGTCGTCGGTGCCCCCGGCATCGGCAAGAGCGCCATGATGAAGGCGCTGCACCGCAGCTACTGGGGCGCCAAGGCCGACAGTGTCCCGCTGTGGGTCTCGATGCCCGCCCTCTCCGACCCCACCGACTACTGCGGCATCCCCTTCCCGCAGGAAGGCGAGACCAAGCGGCTCGCGCCGACCATGGTCTCCGCGCTCTCGAAGGGTGGCACCCTGTTTATTGACGAGGCGACGCTCGCGAGCCCCGCGACGTGGTCCGCCCTGCTGCGCGTCGTCCTCGAACGCGTCGTGGGCGACGTGCCCCTGCACCCCGACGTGCGCATCGTCCTCGCCGCGAACCCCGTGCAGATGACGACCGCGGGCAACGAACTGCCCCCCGCGGCGGCGAACCGGCTCGTCCACCTCGAAGCCGACGTGCCGAGCCCGACCGAGTGGGCCACGTGGCTCATGACCGACCGCGTCAACGGCGACGACTTCGACAAGCGAGCCGCGCAGCTTGTCGGCGGCTACGTCTCGCACTTCGGGGAGAAGGCCCTGCTCGCATTCCCCGCGGACGAGTCCAAGCGCAGCGGCGCGTGGCCGTCCCCGCGTGCGTGGGACGCCGCGTGCGCCCTCTACGCGGCTGCGCTGCGCGACGGCGACCCCGAGTCGGGGCTCGAACTGGTCTCTGCCACGGTGGGCAAGGGCCACGGGCGTCCGTTCCGTGAGTACGTCAAGAGCGCGAACCTGCCCAAGCCCCGCGACGTCCTCACGGGCGCGGTGGACTGGAAGCCCGACGCGTCGCGCCCCGACTACGTGTACCCCGTCATCGCGGGCTGCGCCATCGAGGCCGTGAACGGGCTCGCCGCGAACGCGAAGGAGCGGGAGTTCCTCGTCGATGCAGCGTGGGGCGTCATCCTCTCCGCGGCGAACGTCGGGCAGGGCGACTTCGCGACGAGCGCTTCGAGCCCGCTGCAGGTGTGGCGCTCCTCGAAGAGCGGCAACCCCCGCGCCAGCACGAAGAACGAGGCGGCGGCGAACCTGAAGCTCTTCGGGGTTCAGACGGTCGCGTAGGTCGAACGGTGAGGGGCCGCGGGGTGAATCCGAATCGATTCACTCCGCGGTGTAACCCGCAAGCGTGGTCCCAAGCCCACGCAACGGTAGCGCCCCAAGGGGCGGGAGGTCCGACATGGCCATGAAGGGCAAGACGGTGGGCGACCAACTCGCCATCGCAAGGCAGCTTATCCGCAAGTCGATGCCGTACGTCGAGCCGGAACTTCAGGCTCTGCAGTACGTCCACGTCCCGAACTACGGCAAGAGCTTCTCCGCGAACGAGAAGCGGCAGATATTCCACGACGAGGCACGCACGCTGGCCATCGCGCCCGAGGAACTGGCCGCGGACATTGCGCATGAGATTCTCGTCCACCTCATGCCCGACCACTTCGGCATGGCTCGCACGCAGTGCATCCCCGACGAGCACCGTCGCCTGTGGAACGAACTGGGCGACGCCATCGGCAACGTCGTCCTCCGCGAAGTCATCATCGCGAGCGGCGGCCGTCTGCGCCCCTTCGGTCACGTCGTCAAGACGAAGGCCGACTTCGAGACCTGCGGCTTCGTCACCGTCGAGAGTGTGCTCAAGCGCTACGGGCTCACGCACGCTGACGTGGACCCGATTGACGGCAATGCGGAGACGGTGTCCATCGTCGCGCTCTACCGCGCCGTCATCGCGAAGCTGGCCCAGCAGCCGCCGCCTCCGCAGCAGCCGCAGCAGGGTGGACAGGGCAAGCCGCAGCAGGGGCAGCAGCAGAGCAAGCCGCAGAGCGGGCAGGGCGAGAAGGGCGAGGGCGACCCGCAGGATGGCGAGGGCGACGGCGAGGGCGAGGGCGGCGCGCAGTCCCCGCAGAGCGGGCAGGGCGGCGGCTCGAAGCCGGTCCCCGTGCCCCCGAAGCCCGCGGGGCAGCGTTCCTGCGGCGGCTGCGCGGGTGACACCGAGCACACCGACAAGCTGGCCGACGACGCGAAGGCGTCGGGGCAGTCGCTGCCGAACGGCTACACGCCCGACGAGGTCGAATCGATTCGAAAGCAGACCGCGGAGGCGGTCAAGAAGCACGCGGAGCAGGGGCGAGGCGACATGCCCGCGGGCCTCAAGCAGTGGGCCGAAGAGGTGCTCAAGCCGCCAAAGGTGGACTGGCGAGCCCGCCTCGCGAGTATCACCCGCCGCGGCATCGGCATCGCGAAGGGCGCGACCGACTTCACGATGACGAAGCCGAGCCGCGTGGGAGCGCACTTCGGCATGGTGCTCCCCTCGCTCTTCAAGCCGAAGGTGCGCGTGGGCCTCGTCTTCGACACGTCGGGGTCCATGGGCTCGAAGAGCATCACCGACTCCATCTGCGAGGTCGTCGGCATCCTCAAGGCGGGGGGCGTCGAAGAGGCCTACATGGTCGCGTGCGACGTGAGGCCGACGACGCCGGTCAAGCTGAAGGACGGGTCGCAGGTCGTCGGGCACATCCGAGACCAGCTTGTCGGCGGCGGCGGCACCGACATGGGCGCTGGCGTGGCGCAGGTCGCGAAGGTGAAGCCTCACTTGACGTTCGTCCTCACCGACGGCGACACGGGGTGGCCCGCGACGAAGCCGCAGGGTGCTGGCGAGGTCGTCGTCGTCCTCGTCCGCAAGTCGTCCTCCCCGACGCCCGCGTGGGCGAGGGACGTGGTCGAGGCCTTCGACGACGGGCAGTGAAAGAACGGGCGCGAGTCGCCGCACATGGGGTGCGGCGGCTCGTTGCCCGACACGATGCCCCTACGGGGGCGGAGGAGACAGCAATGGCACAGGCACTGAACGGTGAAGCGGTGGTGGTCGAGGGGCGTGCACTTGGGACGGTCGAGGGCTGCGGCATCATCGTCACGTGGTCCCCCGCGGGCGAGGCTGACCTGCAGGGTGTCGGTGACGCCTTCGCGAAGGTGGGTCTCGGCAAGCTGGCGCCCGCGCAGCGGACGCTGAAGGACGCGCTGCGCGCCGCGCTGGTGGCGCAGTACTCGAAGAAGAACCGGCGCGTGGCCCCGACGCCCCGAGGCTACGAGGTGGTGGACGAGGTCGCCGCGGACGACGGGCTCTCGAACAAGCACGTCCACGTGGTGTCGGCGTGGGTCGAGAAGAACGCGAGCGGCGGCGAGGTCGTCCGATGCGACGACGCGCACCTCGCCTTGGAGCTTGTCGAGGCGACCGAGGCGGCGCGCAAGCGGGTCGAGGGCGCGGCCGTCTCCGAGGCGCTCGCCACGGTGGCGCAGCAGAACCTCGCGGGCACCCGCATCCGCGACGGAGGCGGCGCCTACTGGCTCCCGCAGTCGTCGGTCGCCACGTGGTTCGCCCTCACCGACGCGCTCGAAGCGGTGCGAGGCGGCGTGACGACGCGCCCCTTCACGGTCACGGGTGACGAGAGGACCCTGCAGTCGGTCATCTCGACGGCGCTCGCGAAGGTGGACGCCATCGTCAACGAGACCTACGAGAAGATCGAGGCGGGCAAGACGGGCCCGAAGGGGCTCACGAATCAGGCAGAGGCCGTCGCGAACGTCGCGGAGCAGATCACGGTGTGGGAGTCGGCACTGGGTGGCTCGCTCGAAGCGCTGCGGCAGAAGATGTACGACGCACAGATGGCCGCGACCCGCGCCGCGAGCCTCGCGCAACAGGCGAAGGACGCGAGCGAGGCGTAGGACGGGTGGGGCGGGGCTTCGGTCTCGCCCCCTCCCGCGGAGGGGTAGCGCGCACTCACCGCGCTGCCCTTCGGCAGGAGGGAAAGACTCCCGAATCGATTCACCAACAGGGCCCTGAGCGGCCAAGCCCTACGGGGCAGGAAGGGCAGAGTCATGGGCAGCAACGCATTCACCGAGGCCTTCGCCAAGGCCCGAGCCACCAAGGCGCAGATCGAGCAGAACCGCGAGGACAAGAACCACCTCATCGCGGGCGCGGTGCAGGAACTCGTCGAGGCCCTCAACCGCGTGGGCCTCGCCATCAACTTCACCGACAACGCCGCGCTGGGTGAGAAGGGGCGTGTGAGGTCGCTGAAGAGCACCGACGAGTGCGACACCTACTACGGGCGCCTCGTCCCCTTCGGCATCGAGGGCGAGGAGGGGGAACTGTGGGCTGACCACGCGACGATCCCCGACTACGCGCCGCACGTGCTCGTCTTCCTCGCACACGATGGCATCTGCTACGCCGAGTTTTCGGGCGGCTTCATCAGGACCGCCGTCGGAGGCGACCGCATCTTCGGCGTCAAGAAGAAGCTCTCCGTGCCTCCGCTTACCTACAAGACGGGGGGCTACGCGAGCCTCGACACGGGCACGTCTCCCGTGACGATGGAGCAGCTCGCCCGCTGCTTCGCGGCTCGCTACGCGGGGCTCAACGACGTCGAGGGTGAACTGAACGGCATCCTCAACTACGGCAAGTAAACGAATCGATTCGTCAAGGCCCCACGGGGCGGAAAGGACGCAACATGACGAAGACACGACTGACGTTCGACCTCTCGCTCTTCTCACGGCCGACGATGTACCTGCCCACCTACACGCCCCCCGAGGTCGCGCTCCCCGAGGCGACGACACGTGCGGGTCGCGCCGAGCTTCACTCGCTGCAGCAGCGCTGGCTCATGTGGGAGGCCGCGGGTGTCCCCGTCCGCGACGTCGAGGCTCTCAAGTGGTTCGCGGTCAAGTGGATCAACCGCGACATCAACGGCAAGACGAAGAAGGAGGTCGAGGCCACGGGTGGCAGCTTCAGCTACAGCTACATGAGCGAGGTCCTGCAGCGGCTGGAGAAGCTCGCGGGAGGCGCGCTTCCGCTGGGCGCGAGGCGTGCGTGCGAGCAAGCGATGAACCCCTTCATCGCGGCACGTGGCAAGGCCGCCGAGGAGCGCAGGAAGGCCGCGAAGGAAGCGAAGCCGACGCCGCTGGGCATGGACCCCGAGTCAAAGGTGCGTCTGCGCCTGTACGAGCAGATGATGACCTGCGCGAAGGAGGCCTTCACACAGGCCCGCTTCCGAGCCCCCGCGGGCAAAGGTGACCGCTCCCCGAAGTCGGGCATTACCTACGCACGATGTGGGACCCGTGCGAACGACTTCCGCATCGACAACGACGAGGCGGCTGAGCGGGCCAAGCGCGGGAAGTGCGCAGTCACCGTGCCCTCGCTGTACTGGGAGCGCAAGGGCACAGGCTCGAAGCGGCCCCTCGAACTGACCTTCAACGTCACGCCCCACTGGTACTTCAAGGTGGGCAAGCCCGGGCTCGCGGGCCTCTTCGGGGAGGAGACACTCGTCCTCGCTGTCCGCCCGAACGCGAACGGTGTCCCCGAGTACCTCGTCGCGAGGCAGAAGCCGAAGGGTGCCGTCATCGAGTTCGTGTGGGGCATCCGCTCGCTGGGCAAGGACAACGAGGTGGTGCTGAAGAAGGTGGTCGAGAAGACGCACATCGACAACCCCACGCGCCTCTACAAGTAGCGAATCGATTCACAGAGCCCTCCCCTGCGGGGGAGGGACCTGCAAGGCCCCACGGGGCACGGAGTGACAGATGGGACTTATCAAGAAGCTCAAGACGAACGCCGTTCTCGGACGTGGCCTCATCTCTCTCGCGTCAGTGGGTAGCTGGTCCGCGGACAAGGCCTCGAAGCTCGCGACCTACGAGCGCCACGACGTGACGCTCACCATCGACGGCACGAACTTCTCGACGTTCACGCCCTTCTCGGAGCGCAGCTACAGCCGCGGGTCCCCCATCCCGATTCCCGACCTCAAGGAGGCGGTGTGCGACACGCTGCCCGAGGACGTGCTGCTGGGGCTCACGTTCGCCACCATCGACGACGCTGAGCCCTGCGTCAGCGACGGCTACTTCTACTTCAACGGCACGACCGCGGTGGCCTTCACGCCCAACCGCATCTTCATCGCCCCATGCGAGCTGCCCCTGCTCGCGGAGAAGACGCAGGGTGCCTTCGCCGCGGTGCCTCGCCTCGCCTTCACGCTCGCGATGCTGCAGACGTACGACTACCGGCGCGCCCTCTCCGAGAAGGAGCGCATGCCCGACTACGGGGCCCCTCTCGTCCGCTTCGGCTTCGATGACGTCGAGCACACCATGTTCGTCAACACGACGAGCAGCTTCACGACGACGCACGCCACCGTCGCCATCCGCTGCGAGCAAGAGTGGTTCGACTTCAGCGAGGTGCTCGACGTGGCCTCGATTGAGCCCGTCGCCTACGCCCGCGTCAGCCGCGAGTCGCTCGACAAGGCCAAGCGCATGAGCGCTCCCGTGAAGGAGCACCACGACGCGAAGGAGCGCAAGGTCTCCCGCGACAGGCAGGAGAAGGCCGACTACACGCTCCTCGTCTCGACGCCGCACGGGCTCACCGTGTCGGGTGTCGCCAGCGCATGGAACGTCCGCAAGTCGGAGAACTACGGCTTCGACCTCGCGAAGGACGCCGAGGCGGACGAGGGCTTCTGCCACGTGGCCAAGGGCCTCGACCTGCAGACGGCGCTGCTGCTCGACTCGAAGCCGACGTTCGGTGTCGGCGTGAGCGAGAAGGGGAAGACGTGCCTCGTCTTCGAGCTTCCCTCCGACGGGCGTCTGCTGCTGCCCGCGGCGCGCATCCGCATGGAAGAGGTCCCCGACTACATGACCAGCACGGACGAGTGACACCCAACCTACGAATCGATTCGGACAGGAACACCCCAATGACCAAGGCAGAGCACATCGCAAAGCGCATCGACAGCACACCGCACATCACGCCCGCGGTGGGACGGCAGAACCTCAAGACACTCGCGACAGGCAATGGCGCCTTCGTGGACACGCGGGGGCATCAGACGCGCTACGTCTTCCGAGACGGCAGCGCGCTCATCGACAAGGGGAACGAGTGGGGCATCGCCAAGCGTCCGCAGGACGTCTCCTGCTGGTGCCTCGTTGGTGAGGGGCACGACGACGAGTGCCCCCGTGCCGCTGGCTCTCTCGCGGACCCGAAGGAAGGCGACCGCGTCTGCGTGCAGGTCATCAACGCCATCGGCCCCGTGCCCACGCGGCACCTGCATGGCGAGGTGGTCGCGGTGGTCACGCTGCGCTGCATCAAGAACGTGAAGGTCAAGTGGGACGACCCCTCCGTCGAGGAGAGCCTCGTCCCCGTCGATGCCATCAGCAAGCAGTGCCACGGCGGGGGGCCGACTGCGCGCACTCCCCGCAAGGAGCAGTGACATGAGCTACGACATGCCCGAGCTGGGGCACCTGAGCCCCCATCACGACGACGGCAAGAACGTCGTCCACTTCGGCAACCCCATCGACCTGTCGGCCTTCGCGCAGGGCGACTATCAGTGCAGCATCCTCGCGGGCAACGAGGCGTGGAGCGGCACGGGGCTGCGGGGCAAGGCAAAGCAGTACGCCTCCAGTTACGCGGGCTCTCGACGGACCCTCCTCGTCCGCATCCGTGACGCGGGCGTCCCCGTGGCCTTCGCCAAGTACGGGCCCCGCAGACGCAAGGTGCTCGTCGTCGGGGAGTGGTTCGAGTGCACCTGCGGCGTCTTCGAGGCGAAGCAGGGCTGCATGTGGGAAGGCGACACGCCCGTGTGCTTCGAGTGCGGGCAGCACGCTGTCCGCGAATCGATTCGGGAGGAGACATGAGCAACTTCAAGCCGAAGGCACCCATGACCGAGAAGCAGCTTCGAATCATGGGGAAGGTGTTCTACGAGTGGCAGGAGGGTGACGAGGGGTTCCGCGAGCTTCACAAGCAGAACTTCGAAGCCCTGCTCGTCGAGGTGCGTCGGCTGAACGCCGAGGTGCGCCGCCTGAAGAAGGCGCAGGGAGACAAGGCATGCTGAACCCCGACTGGTTCTTCGGGCCCTGCCCCCATGGGCGCGAGCCCTTCGAGCGCTGCGACCTCTGCGGCGAGCTGCACGACGCCCACGCAGAGGCCTACGCGAAGTGGGCCGAGGGCAAGCTGGTGCCCGTGGCTGGCCTCTTCACCAGCAAGTGGGAGCAGGTCAACGACTTTTGGGAGAGGGCCCTCATCCTCGACGGGGACAAGTGCATCCTCGTCCGCGTCTTCGACCAGCCGCAGCCTTCGTGGCCCGAGGGTGCGACCCACATGTGGGTCATCGCGGGTGGTGGCAGCGAGTTCTTCCGACAGGAGGGCTACGCGCAGTCGCTGGTGCGTGCGAAGGCCGCGGGCACCGCGAGAGGCACCGAAGCCATTCGCGAGGGGATGGGACTGTGCCTGTACCCCGAGCCCTGAGCCGGGTCCATCCGGGTCCGGGGTGTAGCCTCGACCCACGATAAGGGGTATTATCAGAGGCCAAGGCCGAGAGTGGTGGGGGATGGGCGGGCCCCCGATGGACCCCAACCCTTCCTGTCAGAGGCAGGAAGGCTCGAACGTCAGTACGAACAGGAAGCGCCCAAGGGCGCGAGGAGACTGAAGATGGAAACCGAGAACGTGTGCGAGGCGTGCGGCGAAGGCTTTGACGAGGGGACTCTCAACGTCGTGGGTCAGCTCACCTGTGAGCCCTGCCTCGCGGTGCAGCGCGAAGAGTACGAGGACGAGGCGAAGCGCGCAGTGCCCGCCGCGGTGCCCACCGCCGTCCTCGTCTCAAAGCCACTGCCGTCCCCCGAGCCCCCGCGTGACTGCTCCCGCTGCTGGCGCAAGTTCCCGTGGTTCGACCTCACCTCGCGCCCCTTCGAGACCTCCACGGGCATCTCCGTCGAGGGGCTCGTCTGCCGCCCCTGCGCGGAGAAGCTGGACGAGGCCGCAAAGCCCAAGCCCCTCACCGTGAAGCAGGTGCAGGAGGCCTTGGAGCGCGAGGACTTCCACCTCGATGACCTGCTCGACCCGCTGGCGACGGAGGCTGGTGCCGTGGACAGCTACGAGGGCGCGAGGAGCTGCTTCGCGAGGGCCCTGCTGGACCGTCTGACGGACGGGGAGCTGGCCGCGGAGCTTGCCTTCAGGCTGGGCGAGATTTCGGACCCGTTCCCCGTCTAGCTCGAATCGATTCACCGAATGGCCCCCCTCCCCGTGGTGGGGCGGGGGCAACGACAGGAGAGACACATGAAGATCGAGATTTCGGAAACGACCCTCGCTGACACCATCAGCGGCGCACAGCTCACCACCCTCATCAACCGCTTCATCCAGCACAAGGGGGCGGGGGCCCTCGGCACCATCGTCTACGAGGCCCTCGTCACGCGAGAGAGGCACGTCGAGTTCCTGCAGAAGTTCACCGACCGCATGCCCGCGGCACCCGTGGTCGAGGGCATCGCTGGAATGAGCCCCGGCTACAACAAGGACCTCATCCGTCTGCTGCAGGAGAGGGTGGACGCCTACGGCAAGCCCGAGACCTACGCGCCTCCCCTCTCGGAGGGCACTCAGGAGGAGAAGTGGGGAGGCCTTCGACTTCGGTTCGTGAAGGACCACGCCACCCACTCCAACGTGGCGGCGTTCGCGAAGGAGGGCTGGAGGCTCCTCAAGCTGCAGGAGGCCCTCTCGATGCAGAAGCCCATCAGCGAGCTGCTGCCCGGCTTCGGTGGACTCAGGAACTGGGTGTGGCTTGAGAGCGGCCCCAACAGCGTCTCACCTTCGAATGCCGCGGTGGTGTTCAACCCCGAGAAGAAGGGCGCCGACGCGGTCTGCGTTGGGGATACCGGGCTATCGGGCGCACTCATCCTCGTCAAAGAGGCGTAGTCCGAATCGATTCACAGAACGACCCCCCGCCCCATTGTGGGGCGGGGGGAATGCAGGAAGCGGCCAAGGCCGCGAGGAGTAGTGACATGGGCAATCGGCAGGTCTTCATCCTTCAGGGCGTCAGCGGCGCGGGCAAGAGCACGCTGGCACAGCAGCTCGTCGCGGGTCTCCGCGTCGGGCAGGGCGTCATCGTCAGCGCGGACGACTTCTTCCTCCACCCCGAGACGCGCACCTACAAGTTCGACCCCTCGCTGCTGGGCGAGGCACACGGGGCGTGCATCCGCTCGTTCGTCGCCGCGGTGGCCGAACACCCCAAGTCCGACGTGGTCGTCGTGGACAACACGAACACGTCGCTGGGCGAGGTGGCCCCGTACTACGCGGTCGCGGAGGCCTTCGGCTACGAGGTGACCATCCTCGTCGTCGGCACTGACACGGACGTGCTCACCTGCCACGCGCGCAATGTGCACGGGGTCCCCGTAGGGGGTGTCATCGGGCAGGGCGACCGCATCGCGTCCTTCGGGGAGTCGATGCCCCCGTGGTGGACGAGGCAGACGGTCGAGGCGTTCAAGGGACAGGGCGGCTTCGAGCGGCTCGACGCGTTCAAGAAGGAGGACTGACATGGGACGAGCACTCGAATCGATTCGGAAGAAGAACCCCTTCACGCTCTACGGGACGATGCTGCTCCTGCTGCTCGCGGTCTTCGTGGGCTGCATGACGTACTGCGCGCACATCATCCTCTCGGACGAGGCACCCGAGGTGGGGCACGTGCCATGGAGCAAGGACAGGGGACAGGCGAGTGACACGGAGCAGCTCATCATCCGCGGCACGGCCGTGATGCCGAAGGGAGGCCACTGATGTGCATGATGTGCGACGCGCTGCTCAAGGAGCTGGTCGAGGAGCACTTGAAGGAGCGCGCCTTCTCAGGTGCCCTCGCGAACCTGCTGCGGAACACGCGGCTGGACATGGGGCTCTCCTCGACGCCGCTGCCGAAGCCCGAGCTGGAGGACCCGTGCATCGAGTGCGAGAGGCGAGAGGCGGACGCTGACGCCTTCGGCTTCTTCTGCTCGAAGGAGTGCATGGACGACTACGACGGCCGCGTGCGCCGCGAGCTTCGAGAGGAGTCGGGCCGTCTGCGGGCCCCGCTGAAGAAGAAGAGCGTGTGGGACGGGGACCACCCGAGGCCGACGCTTGACGATGTGATGCGAAGGGAGTTCGAGAAGGTCCCTTCGCACCTGCGCGTCTGACCTTGGAACGGCGAAGCCCCCGCTGCCTTCGGGCGGCGGGGGCTTTCACTTGGCCGGGGGCCGGGGGGTGCGCGCTACCGAACGAGGTTCGCCGGGTCCACGACCGTCGGCACCGAGAGCCTTCGTGAGTGGGCCCGCTGCAGCGACTTGCTGAGCGCGGGGTAGAGCTTCTTCGTGTACTCGCTCTTCGTGTAGAGGCGCGACTGCTCAGCGGTGGGGACCTTCTTCGTGTCCTCTCCCACGAACTCGACGTAGCTCTTCCCGCTGGGGAGCTGCGTCACAACGGAGACGGCGTACTGCTCGAAGGCCTTCTTGATGTGCCACGCCGCGGCGCGCATGCGGTTGATGAAGTCCAGCGTCGCGGGGTCGTCGTCGCCTCGCACGGGGGAGTAGAGCTGCACTGCCATGCCGCCGTTCTCGGTCCCTTCCCAAGCGCCCGTGCTGTTGAAGAACGTGGCGCCTCGGAAGTAGACCTCGACAATCTTCCGAGCCGCGTCCCGAGCCTCTGCGAGGGGGAACGCGCGCTGGTACTGACCGAAGTCCATTCCAATCCAGCCGATGACGGCGGGCGAAGCCTCGTCGAGACCGGCACCCATTCCCCGAGGAGACCTGTGATGAGCAAAGTACGCGGACAGACCAGCAAGACCCCGACCCATATGGCACCGACCTTCCTTGAGCACTGCGCCCGCTTTCCGAAGCAGGACGCCATCGCGATATGGGCACTCTACCCCCACGTGTACGCCTCGGCCACCCGCGAGGTCCTGCCGCAGCTTCTCGATTCGGGGTGGGAAGAGACGGGCGTCGAGGGCGTCGTCAGCATCCATGCGACGGACGAGGGCTACGTCGAGAAGTACGAGGTTGCGGAGCGGCTGGTGCGTGCGTGCGTCGCGGGGCGTCTCAGGCAGGTGTGAGGTGGGCGTCGGACTTGGCTCGTGATAACATGCAGGAATGAGCGACCTCATCCGAATCGATTCGTCCGTCCCCGCGGCACTTGCGAAGCCCATCGAGGAGGCTCGCGACTTCATCCGCGACAGCATCCCCGAGAACACGCGGCGCGCCTACGCCTCCGACTGGGCCGAGTTCAATGACTGGTGCCGTGCCCACAAGGCAGTGCCGATGCCCGCGAACCCGGTCACCATCGCCGCCTTCCTCGCGGACGACGCGAAGAGGGTGAAGCCAGCGACCCTGCGCCGTCGCCTCGCGGCCATCGCGAAGATGCACGCCATCGCGAACCACCCGAACCCGTGCTCCACGGAGTCGGTCAAGGCCGTGATGAAGGGCATCGAGCGCACCTTCGGCATCGCGACACAGGCGAAGGCGCCCGCCACGCTGGCGAAGGTCGAGAAGATGGTCTCGACCTGCAACCCGAACACGCTCGATGGCCTTCGGGCCCGCGCCATCATCCTCATGGGTTACGCGGGCGCGTTCCGCAGGTCCGAGCTGGCGGGGCTCGACATGCAGGACCTCAAGTGGTCCGAGCAGGGCGTCCTCGTCACGGTGCGTCGCTCAAAGACGGACCAGCGGGGCGAGGGCATGCTCAAGGCGATTCCCTTCGTCACCGAGGGGGGCGGGCTGTGTGCGGCGACGGCGCTTCGTGCATGGCTCATCGCGGCACGAATCGATTCGGGAGCCGTCTTCCGCCCCTTCAACAGGAGCAGTCAGCCGAAGGACTGCTGCATGACGCCGGATGCCATCGCGGTCATCGTGAAGATTGCCGCAAGGCGCGCGGGCTTCGACCCTCGCGAGTTCGCGGGCCACTCGCTTCGCAGCGGCCACGTGACGGAGGCGAGGGCCCGCAAGGTCTCCGACGCGGACACGATGTCGGTCACGGGCCACAAACGGGTCGAGACGTTGAACAGGTACGACAAGCGTGAGAACGCCTTCGACAAGACGAGCGCGGGCGCGGTGCTGACGCCGCGGGAGAAGTAGAGATGGCACGTCCGAACCGAACCGTCCCCGCCATCGAGGCCTACGCCGTTGCGCATCCCGAGGGCTTCCTCTCGGAAGACGCGCTCACTGCCGTGCTGGAGCAGAACCCCTCCGCGTCCCCTCGCAGCGTCCAGCACTCGCTCCTGTCCCTCTTCGAGCGCGGCTACCTTGGCCGAGCCTACGAGTGGGTCTTCTCGGAGAGCGGTCGCCCCGTCATGCGGCGCATGCGCTACTGGTGGCATGACGCGCCCTTCGCGAGCCACCCCGAGGGCTACGAATCGAGGCCTCTCGACACGACCCCGAGGCGCGAGAAGTAACCGAGAGTGCAGCGGGAAAAGACGAAGGCCCGCCTCCGTGAGGAGAGCGGGCCTTCGAATGTCCCGAGGGGTGGCGGGACGTGCGCCGGGGGGTCGGCGCGGAGTTCTTACTTCTTGTGCTTCTTGGCCTTGACGCAGCGGCCACCCTTGGCGATACGCCAGCCCTTCTTGGTGACCGTCTTCTTGCCCTTCTTGACCTGACACATCTTCATCGCCATGTTCGTGCTCCTTCCCTTTCGGGTACTTGCGCCCGACGGGGCGCGGTTATGGGCGCAAACGCCCGAATCGATTCAGCTTACTTCTTGGCCTTCTTCTTCGAGGCCTTCTTCTTCGCGGGCTTCTTCGCCGCCTTGCGAGCTTCGGCAGCGGCAGCGGCCTTCTTCGCACGATACGCCTTGCGGCCACGGAGCTTGCGACCATAACGCTTGAGGTTGCCCTCGCGCATCGCGACGCCCTCGGCCTCAAGGTCAATGGCGCGGGCTTCGAGCGGGTTGAGCTGAATGCCCTCGCCCGTGTCGAGCGAAGCACGCGACTCCTGCCGCACGGGGCCGATGGCGGGTCCGTAGATTTCCTGCATCGCCCTGTCGCGCAGCTTCTTGCCGACCTCGACCTGATGGCACGCGCTCGACACCACGCGGCCCGACTTCGAGCCGTGGGGGCCGAAGAACGAGGCGCCGTCACGGTCGTAGACCTGCACGCCAGCGCCGACCATCTCAAGGATGGCGTTCGCGGCGCGACGCTCGGCGCGGCCCTTGCCACCGAACTCTCCGGGGCACACGGTGATGAAGCGGTCGCTGATGCTGTTGCGGCGGGCGACTTCGGCACCGTCCACGACGAGCGAGAGACCGTCCGTCTTCATGTCCTCGCTGCCAGCTTCCTTCCCGAGGAGGAACGCGCTGACGACCTCGCGAGCCTTCTTCAGCTCCGCGGGGGAGAGATAGCGGGCTTGCGGGAACGCGCGGAAGAAGTCCTTGCGCGCGGCGCGCTGCTTCTCCTTGAGCTTTTCCAGCGCTTCCTTCTGTCGCTCCTCGAAGGCGTCGATCTCGGACTTGAGGCGGTCCTCGATGGCCTTGTACTCGGCCTTCGCTTCCTTCGGAAGGCGCTTCGCCGCGGACGCGAAGCCCTTGTCGGACGCTGGGGCAGCGCTGAGATTCGCGATGCCCGCGAGAGAGTGCATGAGGTCTACGTTACCGAACATGGGAGGACTCCTCTTCTGCAGTGCCAGTATCAGCCGAGACGGCCAAGTCGGCAACCTGCGAATCGATTCGGGACTCGGACAGAACTCCAACGAGCTTGACGAGAATGAGCGAGAGGGCGGTCCCGCCGAGGACTGCGATGGCGGCTTCCAGCACTGTCACGGGGCTCACCGTCGCGTAAGCGATGGTGACGGCGAGAGACGACCACCACGACATGCAGAGGTCGCAGGAGAACGGCTTGACCAGCAGCCACAGCGTCGGGACGACGGCGCGGACGACGTTGACGGCGCCAGCGGCAGCGATTCCGGCAATGACGATGAGCTGGAGCAGGTTCATCAGATGGCCCTGTCGAGGAGCGAGAGGACAGCCTTGCGACCGGCGACGGAGCAGCCCTTGCCCATGTCCGAGGAGGAGAGACCGCTGAGCGCCTTCCCCTTCTTCGAGCCCTTCTTGGCTCCCTTCCTGCTCCTGCTCTTCTTCTTGCCGACGGCGTCGGGGTCAATCTCCCCCTTCGCAATCTTGGCCTTGCGGATGGCGAACGCGTTGCAGAACTTCTTCTTCCTGTCCGCGTCGCAGAAGCCGATGGAGCCGTGAATCATCGAGTCCGAGGCACAGGCATCGACGATTTCCTTCTCCAGCTCGCACGCGGGGTCTTCGTCCTCGCGCAGCTTGCGCTTCGCGCCGAGCCACACCATCTCGTTCTTCCCGCCGACGCGGCAGGTCTGCTTGAACCACGCGCCCACCTGCAGCAGCGCGGGAGAGACGCCGCACTTCTTGGCCTCGTCCGCGACGACGCTCTTGAGCATGGAGTACTTCTTCGACTCCTCGTAGGCACCGACCGAAGCACTGGTCTTGTCCTCGATTTTGTCGATTTTCCTCTGCAGCGACTTCCACTTCTTGGAGTCCACCGCGTACTTCTTCTGCTCGTCTTCGAGCCTCATCGCAGCGAACGCGCCATGGCACGCTTGCTTGATTTCGGGGCTCGACGTTCCGTAGTGCTTGCAGACCCAAGCGGCGATGTGACGGTCCACGGCAACCGCGTTGGGGTCTCCCGCGTACTCACGCACCAGCTCGCGAATCTTCGTGCCGAAGCCGACGGCGTAGGGCTTCTTGACCGGCTTCTTCGGGTCGCAGCCGACGAAGCCCGCGGGGACGGAAGCGGAGAAGCCCTTCATGCCAGCGCGCTTGTGCTCAGGTCGAAGCGCTCCCTTCGAGCGAAGCTGCAGCAGGAGCTTCTCAAGGTCCTTGTGCCCTCGGCACTTCTCGCCGTTCTCGCCGCAGACCTCGATGAACTTCGCCGCGAGCAGCGGCGTCTTGTAGATGAACGGGGTCGTCTGCGTGAGTGCGACGCCCTTCTTGCCCGAAGCAGCGACAGGGTTCAGCGCGGGCGTGCACGCGATGCCGCGAGCGACGTCCTCGTTGAGAGAGACGCGGGGACCGAAGGTGTTGAACTTCTCAGCGACGAGCTGATGCTTCGTGTAGTTCACCTGCCCCGAGTGGAAGATGAGCGTCGTCCCGTTGAACCACGGGTCCTCTTCCGCGCGACGTTCGAGGAAGTCGAGAGCCCAACGAGCCGCGGAGATGTTGACCTTGGCGTCGGGGTTGGCGCCCACGCAGTACTTGTCGTCGCCAATCGATTCGACGCCCGCGAGGCCCGCGCTCTTCTTCTTCTTGAACATCACTGGGCTCCGATCATCTGCTTCGACTTTCGGATGAACTGCTCGATGTGCTTCGCCATGAGCGCGCCCTCGTAGCGCGTGCGCTCATGCCCCGGGATTTCGAGCACGTAGGTGGGAGTCGCTTCCGGCTTCCAGTCGTGCTTCCACTTGTCCCCGACCGTGAGCAGGTTCACGGGAACGACCTGAACCTCGGGGTGAGCGCGCTCGAACTTCTTCAGCTCGGGCTTCGCCATCTGACAGGCACCGCATCCGTCCATGAAGATGTAGTAGAGCCGCGCAGTCATCAGAGTCCCCTTCTCACCACTCGCCGTAGATGGCCTTCATCGAGTCCTCGGGAGAGTACTCCCGAATCGTCATGCCACCCCTGCGGGTGACGCGCGCGGGCTTTCGCCCCTTCGTGAGCCAGTCCATCGTGCCCGCGCTTCGGCGCTTCTTCGGAGCAGCAGCCTTCTTGCGAGTGCCAGCGGCCTTCTTGCGCGGGTGCTTGAGGCACTTCTTCGTGCGCTTGTTCAGGCCGAACTTGCACTTCTTCTTCGAGGGCATGTCACTTCTCCTTCGTGGTGCGCCGCTTCACGCCGGGGGTCACGTCGATGACGGTGTACTCCGCGTCCACGATGTCATCCTTCTTCGAGCGAATCGATTCGTCCTTCTCGACGCCGCCGAGGAGCTGACGAATCTTCAGTGCTGCCATGTCCGACGCGATGCCCGCGAGAACGCTCTGAGGGTGTGAGCCCTTGGAGAGGGAGTCGAAGGCGTCGAGAGCGATGGGGTGAGACAGCAGCTCCATCAGCTTCGCGGTCGGCATGACAGCAGCCTCAGTAGAGGTTCTTCTTCCAAAGGACGACGCCGAGGACAGCGGCGAAAGCGAGGATGGGCCACAGAGGCTGCTTCGTCTCGTCGGGCTCAGCGCCAAGGCCCATGAGGCCGTTGACGGTGACAGCGGTGAGGCTCGCGGCCTGAGCACGCGAGAGCCCCGGCTGCATGCCGTTGAGGCTCATGACCTCGATGGCCATCGGCTTGCGGTGCGAGCCGCTCGCGATGATGTCGTGGGGTCGGTACATGACTAGCCTCGCACCGCGCGAACGAGCTTCGGGACGCCCCACCAAGCGGCAACGATGCCCGCGGTGGCGTAGACGGCCTTCATGGTCGTGGACTGCGAGGACCACCAGTCGCCCATGCCCTGCAGCGTCCCGGCCTGACCCTTCGTCAGCATCGAGTACGGGTTGACGCTGCGCTTCATGTAGTACGGAGCGCTGGTGATGGCCTTCGCACGCACCTGATCCGCGACGGAGAGCGCCGTGGTCGGCACGCCCGCGAGGTTCGGGTTGTACTGCTGTGAGACGATGACGTTCGCCCGCGCAGCGCGGGCCTCTTCTGCGACGCTCATGGGGGCACCAGCGAGGTTGGGGTTGTACTGCGCGGAAGCCATCTCGCCACGACGCGCCATGTAGGCGGCGATGGAGGGAGTCATGGGCGCGCCCGCGAGGCGGGGGCTGTACTGGCTGGAGCTGATGGTGCCCGCGCGAGCGGCCAGCATCTCCTGCTCAGGGGTCATCGGGGCCCCGTTGATGGAGAGCGCACGGCCCGACGAGCAGCCCACGCACCCCGAGCTTCCGAGACCACCCAGCATCGCAATCATTTCGGCCATGACTCACTCCTGTTTCAGCAGACGCAGTTCGATAGTACCTCGACTGCGTCAGGTTGGCGAACTCGCAGGACCACTCCTGCAGGTGTCTTGTAGAGCAGCCCCCCCGTGGCGGTGTCCCTCATGCGGAACCGTGCGCCGAGCTGCATCAGCTTCTGTTGCGCCTCCTGCGACGTCTTGAACTTCATCGTCTGGAGGACCTTCGGTTGCCCCTGTGCTGCCATGCTCTTCCCCTGTTACGCGTTGCCCACCGGCATCAGTGCCGCGGAGGCGATAGCATAACGCTTGTCTCGGTCGGCCTTCCCGTTGTAGCCGCCGTTGATGCGGTAGGTGATGGAGTTGAAGTCACCCCTGTCCGCGTAGCTGTTGAGGTTCTTCGAGTTCCAGAACCACGACGCCGCCTTGAAGCCCCAGCGGGGGTCCGCGACCAGCTCCGGGTTCTTCTCGAAGTCCACGCCGTACTTCTTGCCGATGGCGTTCGTGAAGGCGCGATAGTTCGAGCGCCCCGTGAGCTGGATGGGACCACGGCCCTTGAAACGCTTGCCGTCCCCGGGCTGCGTGTTCCCGAGGTCCTTGCGTCCCTCGTAGGCAGCGCCGCTCGCCAGCTCCTCCATGTATCGGAAGTCGCCTGATTCGTGTCCCACCTGCGCGAGGAACGCGGCGACGCGCTTCGGGGTGTTGATGTTCGCCTCGTCCAGCGCGAGCGTCAGGTCGGGCAGCAGCGAAGTCGCCTTGGCGAGGCTCACGTTCGGCATCGCCTTGCGGATGGCGTTGAGGGTGAGGAACGCACCGACGAGGCTCTGCGCAGCTTCCTTGGCACGCTCAGCGACGCTCTGAGCGGCAGTGGCCACGGTCCTGCGCTTCGCGATGAGCAGGATGAGCAGCGCCGCGCCGCCGATGGCGAGCCAGCCCTTCGGAGGAATGGACTTGAGCTTGTCGGTGAACGCGTTGCCGAGCACGGGTGGCGGCATCTCGGGAGTGCAGCCGAGCGCGTCGTCCTTGTCCCAGCATCCAAGTGCGAATCGATTCGGTCCCATCACTTCTTCTTTCCGGCCATGAGGCCGAGCACGAATCCGATGCCAGCACCGGGAGGGCCGCCGACGAAGAAGCCGCCAGTGGCGAGAGCGAGCGCGGGCCCGATGCCGCCCTTCGCGGGCCCTGCGGGAGGCACAGGGCCTACGGGGGGCTTGCCCGAGGGGGTCACGGGAGCGATGGGGGGCTTGATGCTGTTGCGCATCGCCGCAACGGCCTTCGTGATGCGGGCAGCGGCAGAGGAGATGGCAGGCCGCATGACGATGGTGCGCAGCTCCTTGATGGAGCTGGCGCTGCAGAGCCACGCCTTCTCGTTGTAGACGCGCCGGTTGATTTCTTCGGGAGACCAAAAGTTGTTGAAGGCGCGGTCTGCGAACGCGGCCACCCGGTCAGGGTTCGGCGTCTTGCATCCGAAGTAGTCGAGCGACTTCGTGATGGTGGCCTGAATCTCGTTCTGCCGCTTCGTCACCGCGGCGAGGACCGCGGGGTCGTTCTCGGGAGAGGCGACGGCCTTCGCGATGCTGTTCGCGCTGATGAGAGCCGAGTAGCGCTGGTCGAGGTTCGAGATGACATCCGCGCCGGGGACGATGCCGAAGCGCTTCTGGTACACGCTGCCGATGAACGTGGGGACGAAGTCGGGATGCCAGTCTCGCAGGTTGTCCTTGATGAGCTTGAGGGCGTAGCTCTTCGCTCCCCAGCAGAGGACGGGAGCCGCGGCAATGGCAGCGAGAGAGACCCATCCGATGGGCGTCGAGGCGAAGGCAAAGGCGAGCGCTGCAGAAGTGACACCTGCTTCAGCGGACTGAATACCCTCCTTCGCGAAGGTCGATGCCCCATCGGGCGTGAGCAGGTCGCCCGTCTCGGAGATGCCCTTGCGGATGAGCGCCGTTCCGGCGCGCTTGGCTTCCTTCGTCCCCTCTTCAAGTGCCTTCTTCTTCGCCTGTTCCCAAAGACCGGGGGCCGCATCTTTCGCCGTCTGAGTCGCTGTCTTCTCGACGACCTGCTTCGTAACCTCTTTGCCCGCTGCATTCGCTGAGCTGATGCCCCAGCTTGTGAGCATGTTGCAGAGAGCTTCGACCCAGTCGAGAAGGTCCTTGTCGTTTGCACGGACCAAGTCGTCGGAGATTTCCTCGATGGAGCTGTCCACGAAGAACGGGATGTCGAAGCCAGCGCGAGCGGAGACGATGCGCTGCGCCCACAGAATCGCGGGCATCACGACGGCCGTGATGTCCCTGTCGCGGTTCCAAGGCCTCCAAGGCGGCGGGTTCGTCGCCCACTCGGCCAGCGTCTCGGTCGAGACATCCGAGTACTTGCGCTTCCCCTCGATGACGAGCGAAGCGTCCGAATCGATTTGACTGTCGAACCAGTTCTTCGGGATTCGGAAGTTCAGACGCGTGCGAAGGAAAGCCGCGAGACGGTACGAATCCTGACCGAGCTTGTTCTTCTTCTTCACCCATTCGGGCGGGTCGTAGGACCACGCCTGAATCTGCGCCAGCGACTCAGGTGCATCGAGGAGGTCCCCGAGCACCTTGAGCACGTAGCGCGGGTAGATGAAGAGGATGCCGCTGGGCAGCTCTTCGGGCTTGAGCGCGTCCTTGGGACCTGCGCCAAGGCCCGCGAGCTGTCGCGGCATCATCTGCACTTGGGGCTCCTACTTCGCGAAGGCCTTGTAGGCGAAGAAGCCACCGACGAGGACAGCGGCTCCGATGGCGACGGTGCCGATGCCCATGCCACTGCTTCGTTCAGGGGGCAGCGCCGCGCGACGAACCGATTCGGAGACCTGCGCCGCGGTGGTGCTGATGGAGCGAGCACCGGGGAGCGGGCGATAGGTGCCCATCGGGCTGACGCCGCTGCCCGTGTACTGAGAGACGGTCGAGATGCCCTTCTGCACGGTCGGGTCGCTTATGACCTTGTCGGCCTTCTCCGCGATCTTCTTCGCCTCTCCGAGAAGGTCTGCGTAGTTGCTGTCCGGGGCCCGCTCTCCCTTGAGGAAGAGGTCCCAGTACTGCTGCACGGCCTTCGTGAGCGAGTCGATGGTGCCCCAGCGCATCGCGCCGAAGTAGAGGACCGCGGCGTCGTTGTTCGGGTCCTTCCCGGCCGCGGCGAGCGCCTTGCGGACGCGGTTGACCTTCACCTGCACGCAGCCGCCCTTGCCCGAGTCCTTGCCACAGACGGCGCCATCTTCCTCATCGGCGCCGAAGCCAAGGACACCAGCGGAGATGCGCGAGGTGTCGATGTTGGAATCATCGAACGTGGCAGCACCGAGGCCCGCGAGACGCGAGCGCGCAAGTCTCGTCTGCGTGGACACGTCCATGCCCGCGAGGGCGGCGCCGATGACCATCTGCCCCGACGGGTAGCTGTAGGTCGCGGCGGCGAAGCTCTTCACGCCACCCGCCTTGTTGTTGATGCCGCGCACCTGCGCGTTCGTGAACTCCGCGGGAGCGCGGGTACGCACCTGCTGCGTCGCACGGAACTTGTCGTAGTACTGCCCCGTCAGAGGCACGCGGCTGTCCGAGTAGAGCAGCGCGTCCTTCTGAGCGCGCACCACGTCAGCGATGGTGGTTCCCGTGATGGGGCGTCCAGCGAGGCCCTGCAGCGTGGCGGGCATGAGCGGGTACTTGGGGGCGCGCATCTTTCACTCCTCGTCTTCGTCTTCGAGTTCGACCAGCTTGGGCGCTCCAGCGAGCGCGGACACGAACAGAACCTTCTTCGCGATGACCGCGGCGACACCAGCAGCCGCGAGCCAGCCGAACCCCTTCTTCCCCGTGTCCACCTTGGCGACGGGCACATCGTTGGGAACGCACTCGGCGCTCGCCATGTCGAAGTGCGTGCCTTCGGGGCAGGAAGCACCGGCACCCGCGCCCGTTCCCCCGCCCGTCGTCGTCGTCGTCGCAGAAGGAGCGCAGCCGTACTGCTCGCAGTACTTCTTCTCGCACGCGGCGATCACGTCCGAAGTCGTGAGCCCCTTGTCGAGCATCGCCTTGAGCGTGGCGGCGATGCGGGGGCCCTGCTCCCTCATCTGCTCCGCGGAGAGCGTGGCGTTCGAGCCGTTCACGCTCATGCTGAAGGAACGGCCGTACTGCGCCGCCTTGATGGCGAAGACGAGCTGGCAGACCTGCTCGATGGTCGCGACCTTCACGCCGTCCGTGGGGCATCCGTGCTCGCGGCAGTAACGAGCCACGCACTCGGCCACGTCCTGACCCGAGGGGCGCATGGCATCGAGCATCTGCTGCGCCCGAGGGGCGAAGGCCTTCGCTTGGTCCGCGTTCAGCGTGCGAGGAACGCAAGCGAGCTGCGTCTGCGCCCGCGCCACACCGAGCTTCGAGGTGGAGGGGAAGTTCACCGTCACCGCGCGACTGCGCTTCGCGGCCTCGATGATGTAAACGAGGTCGCAGACCGTCATGCAGGGAGGAGCGCCTCCTCCCGTCTGCGACTCCGCGTAAAGCTGTTTCACTCCTCCCGAGCTGCTCGGCTTGGCTCCTCCCGCGCCGCCGGTCACCTGAAAGGTGGAGGGCATGCGGGGGAGCGAAGCCTTCACTTCCTTGAACGCCGAATCGATTCGGGCGCTCTTCGGTGCCGTCTTCTGCTCCCGCTTCTGCGCGAGGTTGATGACGGTCCCGAGCTGCTGCTCATGGTCCACGCCCTCAAGGACAGCGACGTGCTGGCTATCCATCGGACCCGCGAGAGGAGCGGGCGCAATGGACGACTGCGCCATCTCCGACGCAGGAGGCGTCGAAGCGGGCTTGCGCTTGATGGGAGGAAGGATTCCGTCACCGAAGGAGTACGAAGACATGCGGAGGACCCCTGTTTAGCGGGCGCGAACCAGTGCGCCGACGCAGGTCAGACCATACTCCGTCTGCCCGAGGGTCGCGTTGGGGTCGAGGAGGATGACGCTCATCTTGATGCGCTCGTTCGCAGGAACGATGAGGGGCATCACGTAGCCCTTGTCGATCATGCGAATCGGCATGCCGCCGCACTCGGGCATCAGCGAGCCGAGCGAGAGGGGCGAAATCACCGAGCCACCGAACTGGTTCGAGCTGTTCTGAATGTCCGTCTCGACGAAGCGCAGGTCGTTGCGGTCGGGGTTGACGAGGAACGCCTTCGCGTTCATCGCCTTCACCGCGGTGCGGTTGCGCACGCCAACGAGCGAGTTCAGACCCGTCGCGCCGACCGTGCTCTCCTGCGAGAGCTGGTTCATCGCGACGTGAGCGTGAATCTCGCTGATGAGGAAGTTGTAGTCGCCAGCGACGCGGTAGATGTCACTCGCGCTACCGGGGTTTTGGACGTTGGGGCGAGCACCCGTCCCTTCCAGCGTCACGCGCAGGTGCAGGATGGACGGGATGATGTCGTAGTAGCTGAGTTCGAGCCCCTCGGTCAGCTCCGAGCGGATGCGCTGCTGGAAGTTCCGGGGTGCGGGAGTGAGGATAGCCACGGTGAAGCTCCTGTTCGCTGCGGCTTAGACCGCGATGTAGGTTCCGACGATGGCGATGCCGTACTGCGTCGTCGCGCCAGCAGCGCCCGCGTCCTGCAGCGAAGCGAGCATCTCGATGGTGGTTCCCTGCGGGATGATTCCCGGCATGTCCGCGAGCTGCGTGTCAGGCGAGTTCGTGGAGATGAGGTCACCCAGCGAGAACTGGTACTGGGGGAAGAGCTGGAACGTGGACGAGATCATCGACACGGAGACGCGGCAGTTCTGCGCCTTGCCGAGGACGCGGTCGAGCACGGTGCCGCCCGCGAGCACGTCGCCCACCGCAGGGACGCCGACGTTGAACACGCCGCTCGTCGCATCGAGCGAGCTGCTCATGCCGCTGATGCCATCGACGCCCACGGGCGTGATGATGGGCAGGAACTGGCGAATCAGCAGACGCTGGTTCGAGGGAATGACGAACGTCGCCTGTCCCTGCTGCGAGAAGCCGCCGCTCGCCGTCGGCCCGAGCTGCACCTGCAGCGGAATCACGATGGGCCGGTACTGATACGGGTCGAACGTCCGACCTTCAACGATGCGCGAACGCAGCGTCTCGATGAACTGGTCGGGCGGCGGGGGAACAATCTGCATGACGTGCTCCTGTGAAAGACGAAGGGCGACTGCCGCATGATAGCGACAATCGCCCTCCTTGACCAACTCCCGCCGTCAAGCGGGAATCGATTCGCCTTGGCGGATTACGCCGTGGCGGGCTTCTTGACGAGACCGTCGAGGAACAGGGTGGCCTGCACCGCGTTCACGAAGTTCGCCGGGTTGTTCTGACCCGAGGCGCTCGCCCACGTGTTGGCGTAGAGCGCGATGTACGAGTCGGTGCCGATGGAGTCGTTCGGCCCGATGGGCTGAGCGACGAGGAGCTGCGGGGCAGCGGCGGCCGACGGCACGCCGACGGTCACGACGCCCGTGCCGTTGCGGGTCGTGGAACCCGTCACGCCGTAGCCGCTCTGGAACGTGTAGAGCGGGGCGTCCGCGATCAGGCGGGTCTGGTTCACGGACACGCGGAGGTACGCCGCGTGAGCGAACTGGATGATGTCGCTGTCGAGCGCGAGGGTCGCGCCGAAGGCCTGCAGGATGTGCGCGCCGACGCGGTTCGTGATCAGCTCGTTCAGCGCGGGCAGACGGCCAGCGTTGTTGTCGAGGTTCGAATGCTGGCGGTTCTTGTTCTGGAGATTCTGGAAGAGCTGCTGGATCGCGCCCGGCGTCTGGACGCCCGACGAGAACTGCACCGTGTCGTAGAACGAACCGGCGCGCCACTCCAGCAGACGAATCTTGGTGCCGAGGCCCTCGATCTCGTACACGCCCGTCTCATCAGTCGCACGAAGGATAGCCATTTGCCTTGCCTCTTTCTGCCGCTCTCGCGGCTCAGTCGTGACCCGCTTGGGGTCGGGTTGTCGTCGATGAGACCGAATCGATTCGGCCTCAGTGGAGGTTAGACCAGAGTCGCGGACATCGGGGCGCCAGCCATCGCGCTCGCGCCGTTGAGGACGCTGGAGCCGAGACCGGCGAGCTGCTGAACCTGCAGCGGGGCGCCCATGAGCTGCTGCACCTGCGTGGGCGAGCCAGCCATCATGTAGCGGCTGACCGACGCGTTGTAGCCGCCGTAGCCGAGACCCGCGAGGAGGCCGGTGTCGTAGGTGTCCACGCCCGCGAACGGAACGTAGGCCTTGATCTTCGCAGCCATGCCCGCCGGGGCCGAGGCAGCGCCAGCGGCGTCGAGAGTGGCGCCGATGAGCTTGCCGAGACCGACCGCGGTCCAGCCAGCGGCGAACGACGAGGTCCACGCGGCGTAGGACTTGTCCTTGCCGAAGCCGTAGACGGCAGCGCCAGCGCCGACGAGGACGAGCGGCTTGACCCACTCCGAGTACGAGAACGACGGGATCATCGAATCGACGACCTTCGCGCCCGCGATGCCGAGACCGATGCCGACGCCAATCTTGGCGACCCGCATCGCGTCATCCTTCAGACCCATCAGACCTTCCGAGTACATGTGGTGCTCCTTCCTGTGTTGCCCGAGCATCCCACCGTGGGTGCGTCGGGAAGTCAATGTGGACAGCTTACTTGGCCTTCTTGAACGCGGCCTTCATGCACGCGCCGACCTTCTTGGCGCGGCCTTTGCCACCACCGACGACCTGCGCCTGACACATCTGGGCAATCTTCTTGAACTTCGCCTGATGGGCCTTCGCCTTCGCGCTCTTTGCCTTGGGCATTGGAGTCTCCGAATCGATTCGGTTTGAGGTGAAGTGGGATTACGCCGCGATGGCGCTGAGCAGACGGATACGGAAGTAGCCCGCCACGCCCGTGGTGGTCAGCGCGAGGGTCGGCTTCGAGCCCGAGGCACACGCGATGCTGATGGCCGAAGCGGCCGAGGCGATGCCGAGGTTCGACACGGCCAGCTCGCCGCCGAGGACGGCGAAGGCCTTCTGCGCCTGCACGGCAGCGCTGTCACCACCCGAGATGTCGCTGAAGGAGGTGTTGAAGAGGGCGTAGAGCAGTCCCGAGGCGTCGAGGGACGAGAGAAGCTCCGCGCTGGTGACGACGTCGGAACCCGACGAACCGTCAGCGAACGCGAACACGCCACCGTTGGCGTAAAGGCTGTCCTGCGCGGCCGGGATGATGTTCCCGAGACCGGCGCAAGCCGAAGGAAGAGCGACCGCCGAGAGAGAAAGCTGGGCCATGACTTCGTGCTCCTGTCGTAAGTGGCCCCACTCCGTGTGGGGCCGAGGTTGAGACTTGGCGATGGTTCCCGAGGTGATTCAGGAAGTCAATGTGGACGCGAATCGATTCGGCTTCAGACCTTGCACTTCAAGCCGTTGGTCTTTGCGAAACGACCGAAAATCCGCTTGGCTTCGCGGTCATACGCACACGCGGCATCGCGAGCGGAATCGAAGGTCCCGAGGTAGCGGGTTTTGCCGTTCAGGTGCGCGAAGGCGCGGAAGCGGTCGCCGTAGTGCATCACGCCCTTGAAGCCCGTCTTGTTCGTCGCGATGCGTCCGATGTTCGCGGTGTTCTGCGACTTCGAGGCTCGGCGCAGGTTCGCGCGCCTGTTGTCGAGACGGTCCCCGTTCTTGTGGTCGATGACGGTCCCGAGTGAGCCGAGCACGAAGCGGTGCAGGTAGAGCTTCTTCGCGTCACGTCCCGAGCCGAGCGTCGTTGCAGGGTACTTCCTGTGCATGTGCCAAGAGTGCTTCTGCGCGCGAGCGAACACGTCCGCGTCCACTTTCACGCAGCTCTTCGCACCACGGACCTTGAGGCACTTCGGCATCACTTCCTCGCTTTCCGACCAGCGCGCTTCGCCGCGGGAGCGTTCGGGACGAACTGGGACTTCCCTCGCGCCTTGGCTCGCTGCGTCTCGCGCTTCTGTGCGGGCGTGAGCTTCTTCCAAGCAGCGTCGGGAAGGTAGCGGTCAGCGCAGTGGCCCGACTTCGTGACGCGGGCGCACGCTGCCTTGCCCGAATCGGTTCGCCAGTCTTCCTTCGTCCACTTCGTGAGGGAGCGCTGTGCACGCGAGCGGGGCCCGCAGTACTCGCCACCCGCTTCACGGTAGATGCGCCCCGCGTCCTGAGCGATGCGTGCGTCCCAAGTGCCGCAGCGGGCACTGCTCCGACGGCAAGCGCGTGCCTTCGCCTTGCGCTTGACAGACTCCCAAAGGTCCGGGTCCTTGCGTCCGTCGGTGCAGCGCGACATCCGGGGACTCCGCGCTACGCGACGTTCGGGGACATGAAAGCGCCCGACGCGCCAGCGAGCAGGTCGGCCTCGCCGCAAATCTTGGCGATGTAGCCGGGGTGGAACGTGCAGGAGTCGATGTTCTTCTTGTCCGTCAGGAACTTCGACACGCGACCCGCGCCCGCGTTGTAGCTGGCGACCATCGCGTGTTCGAGGGCAACGCCCGTGAGGCCGTGCTTCTTCGCGAGGAAGATGCGGTTCGGCTTGAGAATCTTGGTGATGGCGTACTCGCCCGCCTTGAACGGGTCCACCCAGTCACCCGACTTGCAGAAGTCGAAGTGGCTCTCGTAGTCGAGCTGGAAGAGGCCGCATCCCCAGCCGTTGGTCGTGGGGACCCACGCCATGACGGGGTGGTCGATGCCACGCGCCTTGATGCCGGGGACCTGCTTCTTCTCGACGCCGGGGAGTGGCGACTTCGCCATGCGCGCGTCGCGCTCTGCAGTCGCCTGACGAGCGATGAAGTCGCCGCTGCCCGCGGGCCCCTTGGGCTTGAGGGCGAGGCCGTAGCGGCTCTCCGCGTTCAGGATGCCGAGGAGCAGGTACTTCGAGAAGCCGTGCTTCTGCGAAAGCTGCTCGACGACGGGGAGGAGGTACTCGGTGCCAGCGGGAAGGTTGCTCATGTGGTTCTCCGAATCGATTCGGCAGTGTACCTGCGAAGGTGCAAGCCGCCCAATCGGTCAGAGCCGCCGGATTCCCCAGTCTTGGTCTTCCTCGCCGGGATGCGCGTTCATGGTCAGCTCATGGCAGTAGTGAGCCACGTGCTGCTTGAGCTTGAGAATCTCGATGCGCGGAAGCAGCGCTTCGGGAGACGCGATGTAGCCACGCACCGCGCGCTCGCCATCTTCCCAAAGACGAAGGAGCCGCCCCGGAGCTTCAATCTCCGAGAGCAGCTCCTTCGCGTACTGCGACTTACCTGTCACGCCGACTGCGACTCGGTGGCCTCGACGGCCTTCGGCGCGAGCGCCGCGAGCTGCACCTTGAGAGCCTCGTTCTCGGCACCGAGCTGCTCCGCACGGGCGATGATGCCCGGGAAGGTGCGGATGAGCTGCTGAAGGTCCATCAGCGCGTTGACGAGCACGCTGATGTTGTACTGGGCCGAGAGACCGACGGTCGATTCCTGCTGCTGGTCAGCCATGAGCGTTCCCCTTGAACGTCGCGCAGAAGTGCGCGTGGCCCTTTTAGCGCGACGTTCCATCTTCCTCAAGTGGTTGCTCATGCGCCGATGATGACCTTGGACCCGGCCTTGAGGACCATGCTCTTCGTGTGGAGGATGTAGCCCGTGTCCGCGGGGTCCACATTCGCACCCGTGGCCGTGGCCTGAAGCTCCGCGCCGTTGTTGAGCGTCACGTCGGTCAGGGACACGGAACGCGAAGTGACGCAGAGAATGCGGCCCGCCTCACCGATGGTGCTGCCTTGGTAGGTGTTCTTCCCGTACAGAGCCAGCACGCCCGCGCCGCGCTTGCGAGCGATGCAGTTGCCCGTCGAGCTGATGACGCCGAGGATTCCCGCGGTGCTGCCTGCCGTGTTGGCGCCCGCGAAGACGTGGAAGACTTGGTCCACACCGGGGTCAATGGTGATGGTGGGGCTCGACAGATTCGTCGTCTGCGTCGAAGAGCTGTAGCCGGTTCCGAAGTAGATGGGACCGTTCCAGTTGTTCGGCGCCGTCGCCACATTGTAGGGGCCGAATCCGACGACCGTGCTGATGGACAGGGTGCCCGTGCCGATGGCAGAGAAGCCACCGCCGTTGGGACCGACGCCGAAGAAAGCGGCGAGGCCAGATTCAAGGCCGGTGGAGGTCACCTTGCGCGTGAACGACGTAGCGACCGTCTCGAAGATGCCACCTTCGTTGAAGGCGAGGAACGCACCGTTTGCAAGACCGCTGCTGTTGGTGGTGCCCGTGATGCGGAGGACGTTCCTGCCGACGGGAACCGAGCTGTCGTTGAGGTACATCTGCTGCGAGTAGCCGGTGTTCGTGCCCGACAGCTTGAGGATGCCCTCGCCTCGAATGAGCAGCACCGAGTAGATGTTTCCGCCGCTGGTGACGTTGCCCGTCAGGTCAAGCGTCTTCCCGCCGGTCTTCGTGATGTACGAGGAGGTGTTTCCCGCACCCGACGTGCCCACGTTGTTCCACACGGGGCCGAATGCGACCGTCATATCGACGTTTTCACACTTCAGCGAGCCCTGCTGGTTGAACGTGAGCTTGCCGGTGCTGGCGCCCTGAAGCGCATTCGCATGAGAGACGACGAGAGGTCCGCTCAGCGTGACGCCGGTCCACGTGCCTTCGAGTTCGAGGCGCTGGTCGAACGCCTGCCCAACGGACACCGCGGGCACCGTGAGGAGCCCGCCCGCGAGAATCTTCTTCGCCGTCGGGGTCCTGATGGTGTGCTGCGCGACAGGGTCGAGCGTGAGGTTGTTGATGGAGATGTCTTCGGTGACGCGCGCAATGACAGTGCTGGTCGCGTCGAAGAAGACCGTGTCGCCGCTGTAGAACGGGACATCCGTGCGCGCAGTCTTCAGCAGGAAGCCGGTGGCGCCGTTGTACCACTCGCCATCCACGCCACCGTTCCAGACGAGCGGCTCTGCCGCGGGGAGATACTGCGGCGCGAGATAGATACCGTTCTTGTCGGACGTGACGGTTCCGTTGCCGATGCGCGGGTTAGCGCTGTCGGTCCATGGATACGCGGTGGCGTTGACGAGAGGTGCCACGTCCCGAGCAGGGGAGAACTGGACGATGGTGTAGGTCTTGCCGACTTCCCATCCTGAGCCCGCGCCCCTCGCCCTGATAGTCCTCCCCGCAATCTGCGAGACAAGCGAGCTGATGATGACCTTTGAGGCGTAGCCGGAAGACTGGCCCGTGGTCCGTGACCCCTGAAAAATCGGAGACGCGACGGACAAGTCCACTTGTTTGAGCTGGAAGTCGCCAGCACCGACGCCCCTACCTGCCGCGAGGACCGAGCCGTCAGAGCGAGGCAACACGGTGCTGTTGACGATGCGACCGCGACCATCGAGCGTCGCCACGCGAACAATCGTCAGACCGACGTAGGTATTGTCGGAACCGTTGATGTAGGAGACGCCATAGTCGAGGTCGAGGGAGAGATTGTCGGCGTTCACGTCGCCCGGGCCGCTGCCCTTGCCGATGCGTCCGTAGAAGTCAATCTTCGTGGTCGAAGACGAGTTCGGAAGGAAGGCGGGCGTCGCTGCCGTGTTGAGCGTGTGAATCGTGGTGCCGCGGCCTTCGACAGCGGCAGAGGCAGTGCCCGTGAGCGAATACACGTTGCTCGAACGGGCAGGAGCAGTGGGATGGCCGAAGGTGAGGCGCGAACCCGTCCCGACGCTCGCGTAGACAGGCGTCGTCGTTGACGCGGTGCCCACGGGATAGAGAGCGACCGTCGAGTTTTCCTGAATGTCGAAGACGAGGGCAACGCCAGCGACCGTCCCCGCGCCTGCGGCGTTCGCATCGCGATAGGTGCTGCCCCCCTTCACGGTCACATAGGCGCCACCAGCGGGCGAGCCCACTTGATTGAAGCGGCAGTTGAACGTGCCGCCGCCCTGAAAGAGGACATCGCAGATGAGATTGGCGCCAAGCCCGTAGCTCAGGTTGCTGTAGAGCGTCGCTCCCGCGGGCGCTTGAAACGTGGCGGGCTTGTCGGTGCCTCGACGCGTGAAGATGCGGGCGCCCGACGTGTACGCAGTGACACCCGCGCTGACCGCAATCTTCGGACCATTGGTCCCCGTTAGGCCGCCCGCGTTCATGTCGGGTTCGAGCCAGTAGGGCTCGACAGCCGTCGTCGTGACATCGAGCGTCAGCGTGGCATCGTTCGCGATGTTCGTGTTCTCGATGTCGAACGGAGGCGTCGTACCGAAGTTGAAGGGGTGCGTGTTCTGAACGATGACGTTTCCGGCGTCGATGTTTCCAAAACGCAGCGTACCCGTCGGACCAATCGTTATCGTGTTCGTTCCGACCTTGCGAATGCTGGGAGCGCCTGCACTCTGCACGCCCGTGTACGCATTGTAGATGTCAGAGTCGAACCCGGCATCATTCGTTCCGACGTGGACCTGCTGATTGGCGCCCGATTGGAAAGAGATGTACTTCCCTGCGCCGCCCGTCATCCGCTTGATGCGGAACGGACCCGTTCCCGACATGATGATGAACTGGGTGGAGCCAGTATCGCCACACTGCACATCGAGCAGGCTGTTCGCCAGCGTGTTCGCGCCGAGGGTCAGGTTCGTATTGTTGGCGGGGCTCGTCAGCGAGACGGTGACGCCGTTGGGGAATCCACCGAGGAGAGAGATTGCCGCGGCTCCCGAGATGCGGATGGTTCCCGTGAGCGGGTTGCTCACGTTCGAGAGCGTGAGCCGCCGTGCACTGGTCGAGTTGTGGACGAATCCATTCGTCCCCGACACAGGGGCGTTGATGATGGTCGGCGTGTCCGTGGTGACGAGCGACTGCCCGGCCCCAACAGGGTCGAGAGTAATCGCGAAGCCGCCGTTGAACGTCAGGTTGACCGTACCGGGAATGTCCGCGTCGGCCGTGTAGAGGTCCCCGATGGTGAAGGGCGCGTCAACAGTGACGATAGGCGTGGTGATGGTGTAGTTCCGCGTGCCGAAGTCCGCGTAACCACCCGCACTCGCAATGGTGCCACCCGACCAGCTCCCAGTGCTGCTCCAGTTACCGCTGTTGACGTTCCAAATGCCGTTCGCCATTGGCGTACCCCTACGAGAGCGTGACGGTGAGAGAAGCGCCCGTGTTCACGGGGGTGAACGTGGGGCCGCTCAGCCCGAGCGTGGTGAGTGCGGACGCGTCCACGATGATGCTGGACACGGGGCCCACAGGAACCACGCCCGAGGGCCCGATGAGCGAGACGTAGTCGTAGAGCTTCCACGTCCCCTTCTTGTTGAAGATGGACGGGTTGAGCTTGATGGTCCGCGTTCCGACCTCGCTGATGTTGAGCGAGGCGTCGAGCTTGATGGTGCCACCCGCGTTGACCGCGCCTTGCGCGTAGCGGTGGACGTAGGACATGGACATGAGGCCTCCTTCTTAGGTGAGCCCGAGGTGCGCCTTGAACGTGAAGAAGATGTTCGAGAGCGAGCCCACGGAGGACGACATGCACTTGATGTAAAGGTAGCCGCCCGAGCCGAAGGACTGACCCGCGGTGAGCGTAAGCGTGCCGCCTGCGGACGTGAACGTCATGGTGCCCATGAGAATGTCGGAACCGCCCACGTAGATGTTGAACGTCACCGTGGTCCCCACCGCGGGGAGGACCTCGGCCCTCGCGACGTGGCCCGACAGCTCGACGAGGGTGTCGCGGACGAAGGCGATGTTGAAGACCTGCGCGGGCGAGACCGGCGGCGAGCCGAAAATCTGGCCCGAGAAGTCGGCGGGGAGGCCGTCCAGCGGGTGGACGTGGTTCACTGCCGATGCGGCCGTGCCCGAGCCCGCGTTCGCGGTCCCGAGCTTTTGCGGCAGCGAGGTTCCGATGGTGGCGAAGTTCGAGGTCTGCCACGACGGCACGCCACCGACGACTTGCAGGTACTGGCCATTGGTCCCGATGGCGAGCTTCGAGAGCGCCGTCGGGTTCACCCCGTTCGCGTAGAGCATGTCGCCCGCGGCGTAGGAGCCGACGCCCGTGCCGCCGCGAGTCGCGAGCAGGTTGCCGTCGAGGTAGACCGCGTCGCTGAGCTTGAGGACGACGCCGTTGTAAGCAGAGCCGGTGCCACCGATGCCGCCGAGGAGCTGCACGCCGCCGAGGACCGTCGAAGTCGCGGGGACGATGTTGCCGCTCACCTGAATGAAGATGACGGGGTTCGTTCCAAGGGCAAAGCCGATGGGCGACTGGGCGAAGAAGAAGAGGTCCGTCGCCTGACTGCCGCCGATGACCGCGACGATGGAGCCGCAAAGCGAGACGGCCGTGTTCGCGTCAGCGGAGCGCGTCAGAATCCACGGGAGGCTGGAGCTACCAACCTGCGTGACGACGTAGATGCCGTTGTAGGGGGCCTTCGAGCCCGTCTCGTTCTTGATGAGGACGCGCTGACCCGCGGTCAGCGTGACACCATCGATGGTGGGGAGCGCGCCGTTGCCGACGCGCGTGAGCACCGTCTGATTCGGCGCCGCGGGCGTCGCGGTGTAGGCGTCAGGAAGCTCCGCGATGGTAGCCGCGTTCACGGGGTCCTTGCCGACGAGGCCGAGGGCGAGGTTGTCCACGTAGGTCTTGCTGGGGAAGACCGTGCTGACGGCGAAGTTCGAGCGGCCCGAGGTGAGGGTCGGGACGATAAACGTGTTCGTCGCCGGGTCGGGAACGGTGACGCTGTACGGGTCCGCGGAGACGCCCTTGAGGTAGATGCCCGCGGGCTGGTAGTTCGTGCTGACGGTGTAGGTCGCGGCCGTTCCCAGCGACGCGCGGCCGTAGGCGTCCACCGTGACGACAGGGATGGTCAGCGTGTTGACGTTCACGCCGCCGCTCGTCCCGGCCGTCGTGAAAGTGTCGTCCATGTCGTAGTCGGTGCGGTCGGCCGTCAGGTCGCCGCCGCCGACGAGGGCGCCGCCCGTCTTCGCCGTGATGCGGATGGTCTTCAGCGCCTTCGAGGCGAGCGCATCGACGAGGCCGTCAATCTTGTACTGCTGGATGCCCGCGGTCTCGGAGACCATCTCATCGACGATGACGCCCGCGTTGATGCTGTTGGCGTTCGAGGGACCGCCCACGTCACCCGAGAGGAAGCCGATGCCGCTGCTCTCCACGGTGACGGCGCTCGCCATCGCGACCGCGCCCGCGAGTGAGTGGGGCAGGTTCACGACGAGGTGCGCGGGGTTCCCCGTGTCCACGGTGACGTTGGCGACGAGCGTGTAGACGTCACCATCGTGCGTGACGGAGAGGGCGAGGGCCGAGTCGTCCAGAGGCGACGTGTTCACGAAGCGCTGGAGGAAGTTCAGGGCCCCGCGGCGCCGCTCAGGCAGGTCGAACAGCTCGCCCGCGTTCGTGATGAACGTCTGCGCCCGCTCCGACATGATCTGGAGCCAGCGAGCGGGCATGTAGTCGCTCGTCGCGACGCCCGTTTCGAGGTTCAGGGAGAAGATGTTGAGCGTCTGGTCAGGGTCAATCAGCTCGAAAGCAATGTTGTTGGCGTCGAGAGCATTCTGAACGATGGCCATGAGTTCCTCACAAGTGGGGGGGTGCCGACCGGGGAAGATTACCCCAAGCCGGTCACCCCGCCCACGATTCCGAATCGATTCGACTACGCGTCCACCCAGCCCGCGAACTCGGGGAGGGTCTTGAGGTACTCGTACCCAGCCGCGGCCATGGGCGTGACGGCGGGGAAGTCAACCGTGGGGCAGTTGTAAATCTTGCCGACGACGGGGACGGCATTGACCGCGCGAGCCGCCGCGTCCGCGTAGAAGTTGGCCTTGATGAACGTGAGGCCGTTCACGTTGTTCTCCTGCGTCACGTCGATGATGCGCATGTAGCAGGAGGGGAAGGTGTAGTGGACTTCGTTCTGGTCAGCGGGAAGGTTTCCGACGAGGGCCATGAGAATCTCCGGGGGCTAGGTGCCGATGATGAGGTTGGCAGCCGTGGTGCTGCCCGTTTGACCGAAGGTGGTCGTCCCCTTGAACGTGGCACTGTACGTGGACGGGACCGCAATCTGCAACGTGGCGGTGGGGAGGATGGTGGTCGAGTTGCCAGAGGCAGAGCCCAAGGCGGCGGCGTTCGTAATCTGAAGGGTCCCGCCCTCAATGGTGTTCGCGCCCACGTGGGAGTTGGCAGCGCGGAAGATGACCGTGCCCGAACCACCGTTGTTGATGTTGACGGTGCTGACGTTCGAGGTGAGGACGCGGCCTCCCGTGTCGAGAGTCGCACCCGAAAGCGCCGTGAAGGCGAGGGGTGTGCTCGCGTTCGTGGGAGAGATGTTGGGGTAGAGCGACGAGGTAAGCGTGAGCGTTCCCGCGTCCACTTGGAACCGCGTCAGCGTGGCGATGTGCGGAATGAGACCGCCCGCCCACGCAGTGTTACCGCTCACCGAACGGAAGGCGCCGTCAGTGTTGGGCCCCGTGCCGCGCAAGTAGGCGTTCTTCGTGTTGGGGACGCTGATGTTTCCCCTCAGCTCAAGTGCAGCGCCCGTCGTGGCGACGCCGCCCGTGGTCATTCCGACGTACCAGTTGACCGTGTTCGCAGCAGCGCCGAGGCCATCGCTGTTCTGAATCTGGAAGTAGCCCGCGGTGACGCTGGAGATGCCCCCCGACGTGGGTGCAAAGGAGCTGGCGCCGATGAGGACGACTCGCTGCTTCGCCCCTGTCGTGCTTCCGCCAATGTTGAGCGTGAAGGTGCCCGTCGTCGTGGTCATGGGGCTTGGGAACGTCAGCGTTCCCGTTCCGCCGCCGGTCCCAAACGTGATGGTGCGCGCCGCGTTTCGTGTGACGTTGTTGCCACCGAGATTCAGGTTGTTCGTGCCGCCCCACGTGAAGTTGCCGTCGAGCTGCTTGACGCCGCTGTTCAGCAGCGTGACGGCACTTCCCGACGTGTTGTCGAGGGTGCCGAGCGTCGTGCCGGAAAAGACGATGGCATCGGCAGCAGTGCCGCCGTTTCCAAGCGCAGACGCGCTGTTGAGATGCAGGCTTCCAGAGGACCAGCCAATGGTGGACCCCACGCCTCCTGAGCGCGTGTTCGTTCCGCTCACAATGATGGTGCCGCCGTTGCTGCCCTTGCCGAAGATGAGCTGGCCCGTGATGTCACCGGGCATCTTGACAGTGGTGCCCGTGGCTGCGCTGTAGACGGTGCCCGCGCTTCCCGTTACCGGCGCTGTTCCAAGGTCGATGATGTAGCCGCTGTTCGTGCCGCTGAACAGCATGTCGTCCCCGAACGAATAGGACGAATGTGCAAGCGTAATGTCCTGCGCGAGCTTGTTGTTCAGAATCGTTTCGATGTTGCCTGCGCCCGTCGTGACCAGTGGGTTGGTCAGCGTGGCGTAGCCGTTGCCGTACTGAATCGTGCAGTCGTTGGGCGCGGTAATCGTCCCGCTCCAGCTTGAAAACGCACCTGCCTCCGTGCTGTCAAACTCGACGCGGGTTCCGCCGCCGCTGACACGCATACCGCCCGCGCCCGTGATGCTCTTTCGGAAGCTGATGAGGCTGCCGCCGGTCAGCACTTCGACGGCGCCCGCGGTGTTCGAGAACGTCAGGGGTCCCGAGAAGGCAAGGGTGCTCGTCGTTGATGCGGACGCGTTCTGAATCGCCGTGTTCGCAGGGTCACCGTCGAAGCTGATGGTGCGGGCCACCGTGCGCGTGGTGCTGGCCCCGGGAGCGGCATAGAGGCGTCCCGAAGGGAGCACGCGGACGGTGTTTCGGATGTCACCGAACGGAGCGGGCTCGTTCGCACCACCTGCGGCAGCGTCCGTCGCGCCGACGTTGTAGCCGAAGTTCAGGACGTTCAGAGATGAGATGGCGAAGGAGGAAATCTGCACGCCGCCGGGGGCGTAGAAGTCGTTCGTCGTGTTGTTGAAGGCGGCGGGAGAGACGGACGCGCTGAACTCGATGGTGTTCGTGACGCTGCCCGTAATCTTGCCAGCAATGGTCACAACGTACATCGAAAGGGCGACAGCCGAGCCGTACACCGTCATCGTCTTCGTGGAGGCGAACGTGCCAAAGGCCACGGCCGTGTACCGCTGATAGGGCGATGCCGCGTCGAACCACGTTCCGAAGCCCGACGCCTTGAACTGCGTCTGCTGCGGCGTGAAAGTCGTGAGGTCGATGTACGACCCCGCCTGAATATCAACGAGGTTGAGCGCGCTTCCGAGCGCAGCATTGTTCGTCGGGGCCATGGCCCCGTTCGCCAGCGTGAACGTCTTTCCCGAGCCACCGAACGTGTTCGTACCGTTCATGGAGAGGAAGCCGTTGCCGCTCTTCGTCAGGTTGAAGGCGCCCGAGATGACGCCGCTCACCGTCAGTTGCTTCGCGTTGCCCGCGTACCACGTCTGGTCCGCGCCCAGCGTGACGAGCGCGTTCGAGATGGTGAGGCCCTGCGTCGCCGTGTCGAGGATGTTGATGCCGCGCCCAGCGGCATCAGGGTCTGTCGGCGTGAGCGTGAGAACGGCGCTCGCCGTGTTCGCGATGGTGAGAAGACCAACGGGGTTGCTGACCTCAATCTGCCCGAACGTGAGGGATGCGCCGAGCACAGCCGAGCGCGACGCGGTCATCGTCGAGTTGGCTTGCACACGCGCCGTGACGGCATTGGGAACAGAACCACCCACCCACGACCCAACGAGGTTGAGCGCGGTGGTGTTGTCTGCCTTGACGAAGTTGCTTAGCGCCATCGGTCACTCCACTAGGACAGTCTGACGGTGATGCGCTTGTTGACGGTGTCGTTCGTGAGCTGCGACGCCGTGAAACCTGCGGGCGGCGTCACCGAAAGATTCGAGAAGCCCGTGAGCGAGTTGTACGTCGCGAGCGAGTACGTGCCCGCCGAACTGAAAGCCGACGAGTTCAGCGTCCAGTTCGTCGGGCTCGCGAAGACAAGCACGTCATAGCTCGACTGCCGTGTCGTGATGACAGCCTGTGTCGTGACGATCCGACGTACCCATGTGAGGCCCATTCGCCCTCCGAATCGATTCGACTAGCCGATGGTGCCGAGAAGGGTCGCGAACGGCGTGACGAGTCCGTTGTTGGCTGCCGCCGTGTAGATGCTCAGAATCTCGTTCACGGCGAAGGAAGTCGCCGTGATGCTGCTGCTGAACGAACCGTCGGTGTTGAAGGTGATGGTGCCGAGTGAGGTCGGCGTTCCGACACCGAAGACGCCCTTGTAGACGGTGAAGGACACGGCGGTGCCCGTCGGAGCCGTGGCAGCGCCGCCGACGTGACCCGTGGCAGCGAGGTTCCAAGCGCGGGAAGCCTTGAAGTAGAGGACCGTCGAAGACACGTCCGGGGCGCCCGAGAACTGGAACGGAACGTCGTAGGGCGCGCCGCTGGAGGCCGCGACCGCCGTATTGACGGCATCGATGGAAGCGAGCGTCTGCGTCGCACCGTTGATGCGGACGAACAGGTTCGCCGCGGTCGTCCACATGTCGCCGTTCGACAGGGTCGTCGGCGTGGCCGAAGTCGGGGTGATGTTGAAGCCCGCGGCCGAGGTCGTGAGCGAAGGGGTGACGACACGGCCGTTGAACGTCGTGACGACGGTCGCAGCACCCACCGAGATGGAGCCAGTGTTCGACGTACCGATGTTGAGCGCGCCGTTCGCGCCCGAGCCGGTGCCAGCACCCGCCGTCAGCAGCAGGGTTCCGCCGATTCCGCTGGTGGGGCCACCCGTGCCCGCCGAGATGGTGACGGCGCCGCCCTGAGCGCCTGTACCGCTTGCCGCGCCGCCGTTGATGGCGAAGCTACGAGCCGTTGTCGAGGCGGTGGGCTGAATAGTGATGTTGGTGACAGGCTGGGACGTGATGAACTGCTGTGACACGCCCGCCGTCGAGATGAACACAGCGCCCGTGCTGACCGTCCAGATATCGCCTGCCTGCGGCGAAGACGGAGCGAGCCCGAGGGTGGGGTTGAGCGAGAAGCCCGCCTTCGTCGCCGTCGAAGAAGCGACGGTGAGCTTGCTTCCGGCGTCCATCGTCCCGCCTGCCTTCGGCAGGTAGAGGGTCGTCAGGCTTGGGATGTCACCAGCGACGAGGGCGCGGAAGGTCGGAAGGTCCGCACTGCCCGAGGCCGCGCCCGCGAAGACGGTGTTGATGGCGGGCAAAGAGCCCGTGCCCACGCCCGAGCCGCCCTTCGTGGTCGGCAGGATGCCCGTGACCTCGTCGCTCGCGAGGTTCACAGGGACGATGATGGTCGTGTGAACGTGCGAAGGATTTGCACCGCCAAAGTAGAACGTCGCGGTGCGGTTGTTGGCCGACGCGCGAGCGTCAATCTCAATGTAGAGACGGTCGGTCGCACTGATGGTGTTCGACCCGATGACGACGCTGATGGCGTACTGCGCGGCGACCGTGGGGTCGTAGATGTAGACATCGCCGGAGGTGGCGAGAATCGTCGGAGCGTTCGTTCCGTCGTAGACGCCGACCTTGATGCGGAGCTGGGTCTGCGTCGCGCCTGCGCCCGTCGAGGCCTTCGCCCACAGGTTGAAGTCCCACAGACCCGCAGGGATGGAGGTCAGGCCGAGCGCGTCGGTGCTCAGGAAGCCCTGCACGATGGCCCAAGAGCCGTCGGAGGGAAGCTCGCCCGTCGGAGGCGCGAGGCGCGTCTGGGCCGTCGCCGTGAACGTCTCGGAGGTCTGCGCGGGGGCGAAGTAAGCCGTCGCGCCTCCCGAGCCGCCGGGGACGTTGCCCGTCGGAGACGCAGCCGCTGTGGCGCTGTTCAAGTAGAAGATGGCGCCGCCGCCGCCCGAGCCGCCGCTGGAGCCGGGGAACCACTCGCCTCCATCGGCAGTGCTCCACGTCGCGACCTGCCCGTTCGCCGTACCGACGAACTCGTTCGCCTTTCCGTTTCCGCCAGTCAGAAGGGGCTTGGCCATGACGCGCTACCTCACGAAGAATCTGAAAGCGAAGGGGCCGCCGCCGACAAGACGACGGCCCCTGCGATGTTGCCGAACGCAGGCCCAGTGGGCCCGTCGAACTAGGCCGTCTGGCCGAAGATGCGCGGCTGGAGGACGATCTTGTTCGCCGCGGCGTCCGAGACGATACCGGCCTGCACAGCGTACTCGCCCGACGGGATGGAGGCGTAGGTGGTCACGGCGCCCGCGGTCGAGGCGACCCAGACGATGTCGCCGTTGGTGAAGGCGGCGAGCGAGGTCGAGAGGACGACCTGACCGTCCACCTGCACGCGCACGACGGTCGCGCTCGGCTTCGAGATGACGACGCCCACGGCGTTGCTGTTCACTTCGCTGGAGCTGTCGGCGGCAACCGGGTCGCCCGAGGTGGCGATGGCGACCACGTTGCCCACGACGTAGCCCGACGAGTCGGCCACGGTGAAGTCGATGAAGGTGGCGTCGCCCGGGATGCCCGGGGTGACCGAGGCGACGGCCTCGTCCACGTAGCCCTTGGTGGGCAGGATGGTGTTCGACAGGTAGCCAGCGCCGCCGATGGCGACGTTGGTCAGCGTCTGGCTGTCGAGCGAGAAGCCCGCCGAGCCGAGGGAGAGGAGGACGGACGCGGAGAGCTTGCCGCTGCCAGCGTCGTCGTACTGGAGGGCCGAGACCCCCTTCAGACGACCGTTTCCGAGCGAGAACTCCGACTTCAAGACTGCCATGGTACTACTCCTTCTGCGGTGCCGGGGTGGTTCCGGCGGTTATGACCCCGGACTCGGAGTCGAACTCGAACGCCCCTGTGATCCCCAGCTTGACCCGAATCGATTCGATGCGGGATTGGTACTCTTCACGCTGCTTCGCGATGAGCTTCTCTGCAGCGGCAGCTTCTCGCTCGGCAGCGGTGATTTTGCCGCCGATGTCGAGCTGAACGAGAAGAAGAGCACGCTTCGCGAGCGCGTAGCTCTTCTCGACCTCAGCCTTCTCGGCAATGAGCATCGCCTTTTCAAGGGCCCACAGGTCCTCTGCGCTGACGCGCAGAGTCTCTTTCGCGGGAGGCGCAACGACAGGAGGAGCTGCCACGCGAAGGCGCGGAGGAGGCGGGAGTGGCGGATGCTTCAGCTTCGGGAGCTTGCCCATCAGATCACCTCCATCAGGCCGATGGCGATGAAGAGCTTGCCACTGGCCGAGGTGACGCCGACGAGCTGACGCATCTGTCCCGACGTGTTCGGGACCGTGGCAGTCGCAGCGCCCGCGGTGCCAACGTAGAGCGTCGAGCCGACGGTGAAGGGCCCCCCAGTGACAGCGACCTCGCCTGCGGTTCGCACGCAGGGAGCGAGCGCCGAGTCCAGCTCGTAGGCACCGATGCAGGGGAACGACGCGACGTTCGCCTTGTCCGCACGAACGAGGATGCCCGAGGTGTTCAGGGCGACGAGGTTCCCGAGGCCCACGGCACCGTCCACGGTGCCCGTGAAGCGAACGAGGCCGAGGTCACCGGGGACGACACCGCTTCCGCCACCGCCACTCGTCGCAGGAACCGACTGCCCGAGCGACGCAGCGCCGAAGATGGAGTGGGGAAGCTGAACGAGGACCGTCGTGTTCGCGTTCACCGTGACGACGAGAGAGGCAGTGCCCGAGCCCGACGAAGCGGTGGTGGTGATGGTCGTGCCGTCGAGCGACCCGAGCGAGATGAGACGGTCGAGGAACTGCACCGTCTGCCGCTGCGCGAGTGTGGTGACCGCAATGAGCTTCGCCGCGTTCGCGGAGAGGATTCGGCACCACTCGGCAGGCAGGAGGCCCGACGTCACAGCACCCGTGGACGTGTTCATCGTGAACACGCTCGCGGAAGCACTGCCATTGAAGGCGAGAGCGACGTTGTTGCCGTCAATCTGTGTCGCTGTGACGGCCATCGAGGAAGCTCCGGGGTGAATCGATTCGCGGGGGGAAGCGTAACACGGTGGATGTGAGGCGACCAGCTACCGAGAACGCTGACCCTTCTTGTAGCCGAGGTAGTAGGAGCCAGCCGCGTAGAGGCCAAGGACGCCAAGGACGCCGCCAACGACCAGCAGGACGTTGCGGTTGTAGTCCTTCGGGTTCGCCTCGCCATAGGGCGCGATAACGCGGCGACCGCTCTTCAGGTCGATGATGACCGTGGGCTTGAGCTTGCTGACGAGCCCCTTGTCACCGCCCGAGGGAGAGGGCTTCCCAGCGCCAGCGACGACCTTCACGATGTCCGCGCCCGTGTAGACGATGGGCTTGCTGAAGGTCGTGAGGAACTGGACGCTCTTGATGTTGTCGGTGACGTAGCCCTGCGCTTCCGCGAGGACCTTGGCCTTCACCTGCTGCCCGAGCGGCGTGGCGAGGAAGTCCTCGACGACGCCTCCCAGCCCGCCCAGCGTGGTGCGGGAGCGTGTGTGGATGACCTGCATCAGCCGCCCACCTTGCACGTCTTGCGGAAGTACTTCACGGCAGAGGCAGCGAGAGAGGCGATGGGAGCCGCGTCCGCGCCCGCGGACTGCGCCTCGGCCTCTGCCATGCCAGCGTAGCTGACGCCGTCAATGAGGCGTGAGAACGCGGTGGCGCAGTTGCCCGCGTCCGCTTCGTCTTCTACGTCACGAAGGAAGCGGCGAGCGTCGTTGATGAAGGACGACTCGCGCTTCTTGTGCTCTTCGGGACCGAAGCCGAAGGCCACGGCCTTCGTCTTTCCCAGCTTTCCCACAGGCTTCTTGAGGGCCTTCAGCTTCTTCTTGGGCATGCGCTCTCCCGAATCGATTCGGCAGCAGCTTACACCGGGGAAGCGGACCCGACTACCCGATGGAGCCCGAGACGCGGCCGTGGCCCCGCAGCGTCACCTGCACAGGGCCCCGCATGCGGTCAGGGTCGATGACGTTGAGCTTGCAGATGCCCAGCGGCTCAATGGACCCGCGGACGATGGCGCACTTGTTGGGAGCCTTCCAGAAGACGCAGTTCTGGCAGACAGCACCCTTGTCCTTCGCTCCGTTGAGCGAGGCCTCGATGTAGTGGGCACCCTCGGTGCCCTTGTCCTTCGACCATGCGCCGAGCTTCGCGGCAATGGCGAGGTAAGTGCGAGCGAGGAGATTCTGTCGTGCGGTCAGTGCCATCGGTCACCGGGAACGGAAGCGCGCCTTCACAGCGCGTGCGCCCTTGTAGGTGGCGAAGAGGATGAGCGCGCCACCAACGAGCGCGACCGCGATGGCGGCACCGGGCCCGAGGACGAAAGCGCCCTCGCCTCCGATGACAGGCACCTTCACGGAGCCGCGCATCGGGGGGCGGCCCGCGAGGACCGCATCGCTCACCTGCTTGAACTGTTCGACAACGGCCTTGGCGATGGCGAGGCTGTTGGCCGCATCCTCTGCCAGTGGGCCGAAGAAGGTGACGCCCTTCGTGGACTTCTGCACCTTGACGAGCAGGTCCTGCGCCTTCTTGAGCTGAGCGTCGAGGAACGCGCCATAGCCACTCTCGCAGTAGACCTTCACGCCGTCGAACTTGACCTTGGCCAGTGTCCACATCTCGATGGCAGCGCCAGCGGCAGCAGTCGCGTCCTCTTTCGAGGTGCCAACGCCGAGGAAGCCGAGAGACGAGTTGATGATGGGCATCAGCGGCTCCTGCTGAAGACGCGCTTGGCCGCGGAGACTGCGCGCTCCCGACCAGCGGAGATGCCGCTGCCCGCGGCTTCGAGGGCAGCGTCAGTGCCACCGCGCTTCTTCGCGAGGTAGACCTTGATGCCGAAGGGGATGACAACGGCGCCGAGGATGAGCCAAGGGAGCCACTTCAGCGTGTTTGCGCTCGCCTTCAGAATCGATTCGGCAGCGTCGAACATGTCGTTGCCGATGCCGAAGAGCCGTCCCGCGACGTTGCCCAGCGCACGGCCAGCAATGGCCGATGGGGCGTACTGCATCGAGGACTTGAGCGCGTCCGCATAATCGTTCACGAACTTTGCACCCTTCTTGAGCAGGTTCGCGGCCTGTTCCTTCGTGGCTGTGCTGCCGCTGATGGTCCCCTTCGTCACGAACTCGCGCGCCGTTTCCATCCACGACTGCAGCGTCTGCTTCATGTTCTGAGCAGCGAGGTACATGTCACGGCCGGGACCAAACCAAGGCTTCGAGTATGCCGCGTCCGCGTCCACCATCTGCTGACCGATGCGGACAGAGGCGTCCGCGACGGCCTGCTGTGCAGACTTCAGCTCTGCGAGGTTTGCAAAGTTGGCCATGTCGTTACCTGTTCTTCTTGGGGCGGCAGTTCGGTGCCCGAGCTTACCCCGGAAAGTTCAATCGGGCGAACTCGCCATGCAGACGCTGGGCGGCATCATCGTAGGCCTGTGCCGCCTCTTCGGCGGTGTCGAAGCTCCCGAGACGATGAATCACCCGGTCGGCTTGGATGACGGCCTTCCATTGACCCTTCACCACGGTGACCCCCTTGAACCCCGAAAGCGCACGGCCACGGATGTTCTTCGCGTTCTCTCCGCGCGTGCAGAGCCTCAAGTTCTCCCGTCGGTTGTCGAGTCGATTCCCGTTGGCATGGTCCACTTCGACTTCCGATTTTGGCCTGTCAGCCACCCCAAGAATCAGCCGATGCGCGGGAACAGCGCGGTATTGCCAGCGCCCATCACGCACATGAAAGTAGGCGTACCCTGCATTCATTTGGAGCTTGTGCTCCGCGAACAACGGGGCATCCAGCTCATCCACCAGCATCCAGTTGTTGCCAGTGACGGGAATCCACGTGGCGCCGGGAACAGCTTCAGGCTGTCCTTCGCCTCTTGCAGCCTCGCGAAGATGACCACAGCTTCGGATTCGACCATCCCGAAGGTGAGAGAGCTTCACGACCTTTTCCTGCCCGCAGGAACAACGGCATCGCATGTAGCGGTGCTTCCCTTTTTTCGCGGCCTCTTCCACCGCTTCAAGCTCTGCGAACCTTTCGCCTACGCCGACGACAGTCTTTTCCCAAGGCATCGAGAACCTCCATGCTGCACTTCGGAGGCATCCTACCCCAGTTTCTCAAAGACAGCAACGCTCGGGGTTTGCACCCCCACTTGTCCACCATGCCCTGCATGCGGGAGTTGAAGCTGTTCACGCGAACCGCGTACTCACAGTCGGTCTCGGTCCAAGCATCAGGGCGCTTTGCCCGCAGCGTGGCAAGGGAGGGACGCATCTTGCCCTTCCACATCTGAGGCTGCGTGAGCCGCTGGACCGTCTCCTTGAACGAGGCGCACTTCGCCCGCGGGTCCGCAGCCCAACGCCGAATCTCGTCGGAGGTCATGTTGACCTGACGACGGAACTTCGACTGCACCGCAGGGCACGCGAGCTTCTTCCTCAAGGGTCCCTCCGAATCGATTCACTCTTCGCTGCTGGTGATTCGCGCTCGACGCGCGAGCGCAGCACTCGAACGTCGGCGCGAATCTCCGCGAGGGTGTCTCGCATGGCCGCGAACTGCTCCTCCATTCGCTGGAGCTTGATGGCCTGTTCCTCGGCCTTCTCGCGCTGCGCGGTGAGCTTCATCTCGACGCGCCCGTCCACGAAGTCCTCGGCCTTCGAGAGGCCGACGATGACAAGAGTGACGGACGCGACCACGGCCACGAACAGGGCGAAGGGGCGACGGAGTGCTGGGTCGAGGACGGCTGTGATGCTGTCGGACGGGTTGTCGGCCATGGCTCAGCTCCGAGGACTAGCCGGTGGCGGCGATACGGCTCGTTTCGACCCAGCCGACACCCGGCAGGTACGCCATCGAGAGGACGCCGGTCGGCGCCAGCACGCAGTCGGCCGACCCGGAGAGGCGGAAGGTCGCGCTGTGCGGGAAGGTGATGTTGTGCGCACCGCTGTTGTAGACGACGGCCCGCTGCCCGAAGGCGCCGACGAGGGCGTCCTGATAGGGCGTCTTCAGCGGGTTCGCACCGAGCGTGACGACCCCTGCCGAGCTGATGTTGTAGTAGACGGCCACGCCCGCGGACAGATTGCCGAGCACATCGCCAGCGACGACGGTCTG